GTAATCATGTTGAAATTCTCTGGAAAAAGGTTCTCGCAGGTTTTGATTGGAAAGGTGCCATACAAATGGTTGTCCTGTTGGACAACTTCTACGATATAGCAAAAAAGAATGAATGTCCTGTCCTACCCGAAGGTTCACAACTAAAGGCAGTTTGGGATACAGAAATCAATCATATGTACTCGTCAGAGATTTGCTATGAAGTGCTTGGATTTGGTGACTCAATATTTGATGAAACAACCGGACGCCGGTATTCAAACCCAGGATTTTGCTGTGTAGGAACATTCAATGAAAAAATGCGTCCTCACGTATTCCATACCTTTAAAGAAGGATTGGTCTGGTATATCACAAACACAAAACTTATGTTGGTTCGTCCCCGCACCGGAGAGATTTGGGAAACTCACGACCTTACTGCAAAAGAAACGGAATTTATTGCAGAAAAAATCATTGAACCTAGTGTATAAAGTATAATTTTATTCAAAATATAAAATTTTTTTGTATAAAATAATTATTCATACTGCTCCTCCTCATCAGAATCGCTATCGTACATCATAGAATACTTGTTTCGCTTTCTGTAGTATTCCTCACGGTACTCACGGTCTTCTTCGTCAAGACAATATTTTGAGGATAGTGGTACGACAAAATCTTTCAGAAACGGATGCAATTGTCGTCGTATCAGAGGAGATGAATTATAATTATGCTTTAATAGATCCATATACCGTGTTTCCCACGGAATGTTTTCATCTTTGGATAGTTCGCGCAAAGCATATTCTAAGCGAACAGAAGCAATAACGTTTTTTTCAAGGAACCCCATATTTGCATCTTCCTCATCTAATTCGGACGGTCTTCCAACATGCAAAGTAAACCGTTGCAAAATAATATCCGGAGTTCCTTTTAAAACGCCAATGCCTAGGCGAATTGTTCGGTCCAATTCTTCTATAATTTCAATATAGTTTTCTAGTTTTTGTCGGGTATTTTTTTTGCTTGGTGAATGTGGAGACGACATCGTATTGAGTGTGTGGTTTGTATTATTAAAAACTTATAATATTATTTCAATTTTTTCTATTACGTTTCTTTGTACCCCGTTTCTTTGTACCCCGTTTCTTTGTACCCCGTTTCTTTGTACCCCGTTTCTTTGTACCCCGTTTCTTTGTATGTGTGCCACGCTTCTTTCTTCTATGCGTTTTACCTTTGATTTGAAAACGCACGCGCTTTCTACGTGTTCTTCTTCCACCCTTTCTTCGTTCTGCTTTAATCATCGGTAAAATTGTATCCATAATCATTTTCTCTTTATTTCGCGCATAGTTAAAAATAATATGGTCTTTTGGAATGTCTACACCAATATGTTTTAACATATCCACTAACAATCCACGTTGATCTTGCACTCCATCAATAAATTTCCCTGCATGATTGTTTGTTAATATAAAGATGGGAACTCCCATCGTTTGTAAATCACGAAGCATTGTTGCAATTAAGTGAGGGCGTTTTGCTACATCTTTTTCTGTATTACCATCCGCAGGATTGTGTAAATAATAGTGAGCAATATCTTTATCAGACATTTTTTCTATACCTTCCATTGAACTGTATTTTTGTACTAAATCATTCTTGTATTGACTTACAGAATGTGTAATAGGATTAGGAGGCGCACTTATTCCCTCAATCATTGTTAAAGTACGGTCCCAATCAAATACTGCTGCTAAGACTTCACCCTTTCCCATCGCATCCTTTAATTTGAATATTTCTGTTTCCTGAATTCCGGATAAAGGGTCCAGGTATTCATCATCCACATTCACGGTAACATATTTTGATCCAGGTGCTTTGTCATAAAAATATTTAGATACCTTTCCATATGGTTTTGGAGGTCCTGAACTGCTTATTAATTCAAAATGAATCTCATCATTGTCTTTTGATGGAGCATTATGAATACCATCATCAAAAAACCAAATTTTTGGTTTTCCTGTTGTTATCATCTTTCTCTCTATATTAAAGTTATATTATTTATTGACGACGAAGATAATCAAATAAAATTGTAAACACCATCCCTTGAATTCCGTTTGATAAAATTTTGGTAGAGAGACCACGGGTCAATAATCCAACAACTCCCTGTTTCGCAACTATTTCACGCATCAATTCACCATAACCTTGGGTCTGTAGGTTAGTTTGCCGATTTATTTTAATAACGCGGAACATATTAGAAGAGACATCGGAAATACTGGAAGAAGCAAAACCAATTGCCCCACTTCTGCATATTTTTTCGGTATGTGTTGAGTCTGGATTTCTTGGAAATCTCTCGTTCAAATAGTTATATGTAAAAAACCATGGAAAATGTCCTACCATTGTTGAAACACCACTTGCTAATGCTCCATGATAAAGAACTCCAGGACCGTGTTTTCCCATCTTCAACCGCATCTGTTTAAGACCGTCTTTGCCATTGACTTGCATCGTGGATTTACACGTATCAATTGGTAGAATACACATTCGCCACAAACCTGCACCCACTGAACCAGCAAATGTTTTTTCGGCAGTCCCTAGCGAAGTATCTTCCAAAAGGGTCATCATTCCCATATTCATTGCTGTATCGCCAAATCTTGATAACGGTGCTTGCATAAGTGCAAATGGCAGTCCGCGATAAAACCGAGGAATACCACCTTCTTTATATAATTGACGCGCAGTTGAGAGAAATAAATCACCGTTACGGTATTGATGATTTATAATTGTTCTTATCCACATCATCGAAAAAACTTGTCCACTCATCGCAATAAATCCTGCTTGTCCTCCATTTACTGCGCGTTTCCAAGATTTCTCAAAAAGTTCATTTTTTGATATAGAAGACATTTAATATATCAAAAAAAATAGTTTTATATTTATTAGTGTAATAGTATAGTTAGTATACAACGAAATATGGGTTATGCAGATTAGGTTTGTTATATTTCAGCATTCTTGTGAATTGAGATGGTGGTAGATTAGGGTCATAGATGTAAACGCCCCCACCTGCATACCGGACAACAGCATCAGCAGCACACGTATCCCATTCATATGTAGGACCACAACGTGGATAAATATCTACCGTACCGTCTGCTACTGCTCCCAACTTGAGACTGCTTGCAAACTGAACACAGAAGACATCGTTCAAATGCGTGTCAATAAATGTCTTTGTCTCATGATTCATATGGGATGCCGATGTTGCAACACGAATACCCGACTTAGTGAGGTCTTTCTTTGGAATCTCTAGTTTGAGTCCTGGAAAAGGACAACCCGACTCATCATAAGTAATTGACATTTCATCATTAATCTTGAAACTGCCAACGTCACGAATGCCATAATAAATAACGCCACTTTCGGGTACACTGAAAATACCGAATACAGGGTCTCCATTCACAATAAGACCAATATTGCAGGTATACGATGGATTTTCTAGGTCAAAATTGCAGTAATCCGCAGTGCCATCCAATGGGTCAACACACCAACTTCCTGCAATGTGCGAACTATTTCGCGTTTCATAGGGTTCCTCTGCAATCTCTTCACTGATAATATTGTAATGTCCAATATCCTCTGCTTCCAGGTCAGCGTTAATTTCACGCAGTTTTTCCATAATAAAGTCATTAGATTTAATGTCGCCAGAAGTGACTTTGGATTGACGTCCATTAGAATCCGTCTTAATGTCAATTTGCATTTCAGGCGTACGCTCATTTCGCAAAATAACATTAGCATCTTTAATGATGCCAATCATCCTGTTAAGAAAGTATGGAGTTTGGTAGAATTGAGTGATTCTGGTAGAGTTCATGATTCAAGTGCGTATATCAAGTAAAAAAAGTAATTTTTTATGAATCAATTTTTATATTAAACACTTTCCTATTAAAACAATCTCTTCCTTTTTCTTTTTTTTCTCTAACTGTTGCCATTCGTTGCGTTCATAACCCACATTAGTCGTTTTTTTAATTTCATAGTTTTGCTTGTGATAATAAGTCTTTCGTTTTGTCCATTGACGCTGAAATAGTTCGTGTTTATCTACAATATCAATGACAACGGGTTGAGAATGTTTGGTCCGTAGAATTCTCCCCACAGATTGCACCACATCAGTTTTTGGCGTAGCCATCAGTAACGTAGTCAGTGTTTTAATATCCAACGCTTCAGATGCCATAGAATAAGTAGCAATAATAATATTCTTGCTTTCACTTTCCTTCAGTGCCTTCTCTTTCATACCCCCAACATAATATCCTACTGTGGCATAATCATCCTCGTCAATTGCCTTGTAAAGATACGTAAGCAAATTCTTATTGTGAGCAAGAATAATAATTTGCTGACTTGTATCTGCCAAGAATGTCTCCTTCAACACTTTCAAAATGAACTTGCTCCGGTCGTAAAATCCACAGAGTTTCGAAATCATTGTACTGTATTGTGGATTTCCCCTGTAATCATACACAATTTCATTGAAATCCTCATCATTGCTTTGAAATTCAATTGCTCTCACTAAAACATTATGTTCCATATTTGGTTTTTCTTTATAAATCACCTCTCCCAAAAACATCTTGAAGACTTTAGAGAGACCATCCTTGCGCTGCATAGTTGCCGAAAGACCCAACATATATTTAGTGACAATTTTGAAAAGTGACCGCACAAAGACCTCTGCTGCAATATGATGTACCTCATCAACAATTGTTAATCCAAAACTTTCAAACATCGTATCAGGATAATCTTTCATTGAGAGGGATTGCAACATTCCAATAACAATATCTTTGTCTTCAATATCCATAACTTGACCTTGAATTCTGCCGACGCGCGCCCCCGGCAAGAATTGTTCAATACGTTCTATCCACTGACTGAGTAGAAATCCTTTGTGAACAATGACGAGTGTTTTAACACCTAATTCTGCTAAAATTTTTAGTGCCATTACGGTTTTGCCTCTTCCACAAGGAATTTCTAACAGTCCTCCACCATCTGGCGATTTATCCATAAATGATCCAACGATTTTCTTTTGATAATCGCGCAAATCTCCTGTAAATTGCAGTCCAATTTTTTCTGGTTCAGGTAATTTACATTCAGTAGGTTTCCCATACAAATCTATTCCAATATAACGTGGTAAATAAAGTTTACTAGTTGATTCACGATAAACCTCAAAATCGTCACCCTTGACAGGGGAATTAGGAACATAAGGGCGTACAGTTAATTTTTTACGAATATTCATCAGTTCATTGTTTGAAAGAGACGATTTTTTAATCGTGTATCCTTTCTTTCCTAAATATGCCATAGGAGTGTTACATTCTATTAAAAATATAGATTCATATCAATTTATTTTTTATATATAGTATATAAATGATGATGAATGTTGAAAAGTTATTTACACGTAAGAATCTCCCTCAATTAGTCCTTGCAATTGTAGGTATTCTCTATATTTTAGGAGATATTCATCCACCACATGAAGTAGCAGGTTTAGTCACAACACCAATTGGAATCTTCGTCCTTTTGGCATCTGTTGTTATGCTTTCCCGCTACACGAACCCAATTGTTACAGTAATTTATTTAATTTCGGCATACGAATTATATGAGCGTTCACACAAATCACACGTTCGTGGAACAGAACGTAAATTACCAAAGGATAAGCGTATGCCAGAATTAACTGCTGAAAATCAATTCCCGGTAACACTTGAGGAACAAGTTGTGAAAAAGATGGCCCCTTGGGTTCTCCACCAAAGCAAGACGACTGCCTCTTACAAACCAGTAATGGAGAGTGACTTAAATGCCTCAGACTTATAAAAACATATTCACTTTAATTAACCGTTAATATGTTTAACTAATCAGCTCCAGCTGTTCCGGGGTTTGCTGCCCCCGCATTACGTCGCCTATAGAAAAATTGTCCAATTATACTTAAAATTAAGATGAGAAGTATTCCTCCTATTATACTTAAAACAATAATTACAACAGGATTATTAAAATCGATTGGAGGTTTATCGAATTTCTTACTAGTACTAGGAGGTACAGCAATTAGTTCTCCATCTGCGCCCGTAGGATTACATTCAATATAAATATCATCATCACCATCATCAGAGTTTGGATTGTTATAAATAGCACCTCTCTTATTGAAAAAATATTCAGTTGAGGGTTTTATAACAGAGTCATGAGGAATAATAATTTTTTTTAATACAGTCATAGTCTTTGAAGAAATAAAAACAGGTGACCTCTCTGGCATAAATACAATATATTGGTGGTCTCCGTTACAAGGCGCATAAGGCAATGTTGCTTGATAAGAAAATAATGGTGCTTTCTTTGGTATAAATGAGTTCAACGTAAAATTCTTTATCGATACAAGTGATTTCTCGCCTACATTGGGATTTCTACTTGCAGATTGTTCAATAATGTACTCTAGGTTTTTTGATGCATCGGTTTTTGATGATGATATGACAATTGGTATACAAACTAATAAACTTATTCCCATATCCATATGAGAAATTACGATTTCACCATCTGCTCTTGCTCCATTGAAGGTATGGAGTGATGGGGTATAAATTCTTATTCCTTCGGTACGAAGTTCATTGTTGTTAAAATCAACTTTTACTTTATCGTAAGTGAGTGCTAAATGATTGCCTTCATTACGTATTGTAACTACTGGTGTTCGCGGATAATTATATTTAAATAAACACTTAAGAGAACAATCATCAGTATAGTCTTTACTAGAAATATTGATCGGTGCTGTGGACGATGTACACGCCATTTATTATATATATAGAATTAATTTATTTTTGGAATATTATTTAATTTCTTAGTTATCTTACCCAATGATGTTTCAATATTAGGAGAATCTTGGTAGGTGGTTGTCAAGACTAATAGTCCCTTTACTATATTTTCTATAACTTGATAGTGCTCTCTATAAACATTGAGTAATTGACTTTTTTCACGATAAGCACATTTAGAACTGTAATATGCACCTCTAACAAAATTTAAAAAACTGACATATGCATCTACTTCATTTTCTATAAAGTTCAAATTTCTTTCGCGACCTTGTCCCTCCCACCATCGTGTTATGGGTTGAAGATAAAGAGAATTAGAATCTTTATGCAATCGCCCTTCATAAACAGTTAATTTTTCTCCAGGTTCCAAATTTGTTAAAACAGAGAACTTATTTTGGAAATCGTCGGATAAACTTAATACGTCAGACATCTTATATACCATTTCGCTCATATATATTTAATCTAGAATAATATTGTCCATATCCTTTTGTAATTGTTTTATTTCTTTTACCAACCTCTTCTGTTCATTTTTGGTATGTGATAAAGTATATTCTGTTACTGCTTGGGTTTCTAAAAGATTATCCAAATAATCTAGTATATGTACTAATTGTTCTTGTTGCCTTTGCTTCTGTTCAAGTAATGTGTTATGATATTTTTTATAATCTTTTGCAATCTCAATCAAAAACTCATTTGTTTCTCTCTCATCCTCTAATTGTTCCACACTGTCAACTAAGTTATTTTTTTCATCATAAATAGCATCTTCAAGTTGGTTCTGTAATAATTCTAATTCATTGAGAGACATAGCAACCTATAATATAAATATTGAAAAAATATAAAATCTAAACCTAATAATATTTAGGATGCCACACCATATGGATAGTGAACCAATGCTTCAAGACGATAACCGGTTTGTAATGTTCCCAATTAAATACGATGATGTATGGCAAATGTACAAAAAAGCGCTTGAATCTTTTTGGAGAGCAGAGGAAGTAGATTTATCAAAAGATTTGAAAGATTGGGCGACCCTAAATGATGACGAAAAACATTTTATTTCTATGATTTTGGCGTTTTTTGCAGCATCTGATGGAATTGTATTAGAAAATTTAGCAATAAGGTTCATGGATGATGTGAAAAATAGCGAAGTAAGAGCATTTTACGGGTTCCAGATTGCAATGGAGAATATTCATTCAGAAATGTACAGTTTGTTGATTGATACCTATATTAAGAAAAAGGATGATAAAGAAAATTTATTTCATGCATTAGAGAACTTTAATTGCATTAAAAAGAAGGGCGAGTGGGCCATGAAATGGATGAAGAGCGACCGCGACTCTTTTGCCGAGCGTTTGATAGCGTTTGCTGCTGTGGAAGGAATTTTTTTTAGTGGTGCGTTTTGTAGTATTTACTGGTTAAAAAAACGTGGATTAATGCCTGGATTAACGTTTTCAAATGAATTGATTAGTAGAGATGAAGCATTGCATACTGAGTTTGCAGTACTGCTATATTCAAAATTAGATAAGAAGTTAACACAAGAGCGTATTTATGAAATTATTACTGAAGCAGTTAAAATTGAGAAAGAATTTATTACGGATGCATTGCCTTGTAGATTAATTGGTATGAATTCTACTTTAATGGGACAATATATTGAATTTGTTGCCGATAGATTATTAGTTCAATTAGGGACATCAAAATATTACAATACACCCAATCCATTTTCATTTATGGAACTTATAAGTTTAGAAGGTAAGACTAATTTCTTTGAAAAACGTGTTGGAGAGTATGCTCTTGCAACGAAAACCAAAACGAAAAATGTATTTTCGTTTGATAGTGCATTTTAATGACTTTAAATATTTTAAATGGACTTAGAAGTCATTGAAATAGCAAAAGATGATAAACTAAATGTGTTAATTGGAAGACAAACTGATAACAATGAAGATGATGTTTTACAAAAAATAGTACAAGAAGTTACTGAACAAGCAATTAATGATTATAATCAGGAACAGGTTCAAGATATTGAGATTACAGTTAATAAAGAATTGCAAGATAAATCAATCCCTTCAAATGAGGAAATAATAGAAACCTTTAAAGCAGATACTTTCGTGCCTAAAAATGAAGAGTTTGATTATTTATTTAAAGCACAGCAGGCATTAGAAGCACAGCAGGCATTAGAAGCACAGGAAGCATTAGAAGCACAGCAAGCATTGGAAGCACAACAGGCATTGGAAGCACAGCAAGCATTAGAAGCACAACAGGCATTGGAAGCACAACAGGCATTGGAAGCACAGCAAGCATTGGAAGCACAGCAGGCATTGGAAGCACAACCACGATTAATCGATGCTGATAAAATTATTCAAGAAAGTAATAATTTTATTAGTGAAGATATATTACGTTCAATAAATGAGAATACTGAGGAAAGACTTATAAAATATCTTGAAGAACGAATTAAAGAATCCACAGAAGAAGCAAAAGAATCTGCTAAAAAGGCAAAAATATTAGCAAATGAAGCACAAACATTTGCAGAAGAAGCAAAAGAATCAGCAAATCAAACAAAAAAAATTGCCGAATTAGCAAATCAAACAAAAAAATTAGCAAAAGTAGAAGAATGCCAAATTATCAGAGAAAATAATAATAATCCTCTTAAAAGACCAACTGTAATTAGAGAAACAACTAGTAAATCTATTAGAGAAACCATTTCAGTAAAGAATGGTTTAGATGAAAAAGATAAAAAAAAAGGAGAGCGTTTTAAAAAAAAAATGCAGAGGCATGTAAAACAAATAGATTCTATCATGAACGAAGACTCTTGGACGCGTCAACCAGAAAAATCTGGTACATTACAGCATCAGTCTGATAGTCATCGTGCATATTTATTTAATCATGAACTTGTAACTTTTAATAAAAAAGGAGGTCGTGTTGAATCTTATATTGGGAGGTTACCAAATATAAATTATTTTACATATTTAAAAGGAAATATTGACAAGTCCAATACAACAAAAGACAAATGTCAGTGTGATGACTATGATAAAATCCAAGAATGCGGATATTGTAGTCAAATTCAAAATCAAGTAGCAAGCAGAAGCATAGGTAAGAAATATGAAGAATTAAATATTCCAAACTGGAATACTACATTTTGTGCAGGAGCATTAAGGAGTGAAAATCGCGTATTCCATGGAACATACAATGTTAGGATGAAAACTAAATTACGTGCAAATTGTGTAAGTTTTTTGACATTTTCTATGGTTTTACCTAGAAAAGACCCAAAATATCCAAACAGTGGATTTTGGGAGGAAATTGCTTTAGGATTTAACTCGGAGAAAAAAAACGAACTAAGTTTATTTATTAAATCGGATTTATCTGAAACTGAAAAAAAGGAAGTACTTATTCCAATAAAAATAACAAATAAAACATTCAACCGTAGTGAATATAATAACTACACACTTAATTGGAATACAAACTACATTTCTCTAAGTGTAAATGGTAAAAATGTATATAAATCATTAAGTACACATCCAAAACCTCAGTTACCTGGATATAGTTATTTTATAGTTAGACCAAATTATAATACAGATAACCATGGTTTAATTAAAAATATAAAATCAAATGATGCGCCAAATATCCATATAAAATCTTTTAAATATATACCAGTTAGTGAAGAATGAAAATAGCATTTTTAATTCCAACAACAACTAAAGGAAATAAATGGAACTCCTTTGATGAAAGTATACTTTCCAAATGCACATTATCAACATTTGAACCTGAAGATGGTAACACATATCATTTTTTTATTGGATATGACTATAATGATAATTTTTATAAAGATATGAAAATACAAGAAAAAATAAAAAATAAGTATATTGATTATTCATTTCATTTTATAGAATTTAATAACACTGTTTATCCCAGTCATTTGACACATATGTGGAATATTCTCCTAGAAAAAGCATTTAAATTAGAAAACACAAAAATAGACTACTTTTATCAATGTGGGGACGATATAATTTTTAAAAATGAAGGATGGGTAGAACAATCGGTCAAAACTCTTAAAATGCACAGAGATATTGGAATCACGGGTCCAATTAATAATCATCCTGAATTACTAACTCAAGTTTTTTTTTCAAGAAAACACTATGAAATTTTCGGGTTTTTGTTTCCAGAATATATTTTTAACTGGGGGTGCGATGATTGGATAAATAAGGTTTACACACCTAACTATATTTATCCATTAAAAAAATTTTATGCAGAAAATGCTGGAGGACCACCCCGTTACGATACAACTAAATATAACTTAAAAAAATTAAAACAAACAGCATATGAAAAAGCAGACGAGGAAAGAGTAAAACTAACAAACCATTTATCTAATTTAACTAAGTAAATCTCATATTTCGCGTTTTTCCTGCTTTTTCCATAACAAATTGTTTCTTCATGTTTTGTACGTATTTTGGATTATCGGTTAATTTAATTTCAAATTTGTTTATTTTTTCTTCATAGGGTAAATAAACATCAAACGCTGTGACTTTTATTGTTGTTCCATGAAATGAATATTTAATATTTGCAATACAATTCAGTGTGTTATTTTTTTCAATAACCGGGTCTTTATCATCAACTTGGTTAACATTTATTGTTCGTTTTAAACTATCTGTCATATGAACAATTTTATGGTCAAAAATTTGGAAAAAAGTAGAGCGGTCTATAAAAATACCAGGGCACTTTACTGCTTTATTATAGATAATGTTATCTTCGTATCCCCACGTCCAAAAATTTGGAAATCCACCAATACGTTCAAAGTCTGCACCACATATTGAAAAAATTCCGCCTAATGTATATTCAAATCCAAAAAAATGCTTAATAATCCCCTTTTTTGTTTTATAGGGAAGTAGTCCTTTCTTATATGGAAATGTATCAACATCATTGAAAACAAAAGTGATGTTCTTGTAATCATTGGGATATTTCTCCTTCATTGTTAAAAACCCTACATTCTTTAAGGCACCTCGATTAAAATCACGATTATCACACTGCTCAATAAAATAAATTTCATATTCGTGTTTCTTATAATCTTCTAAAATGTATTTCATATACCTTTCAAAAACATGTCTCTGTTCTTCTCTCTCTCTATACGGAATAATAAAAATAATACTTGGAATCACCATTATAAATTTTATAAGTTACTACTATTTATTTAATCCCATATTTTTTTGCAATAACTGACGGAACTAGTTCCATTTTCTTATCGTGGAGTTTTTTGAAACATTTATTAATTGTTACTTCACTTATACTGCTAATACGATTCACATCTTGTTTTGAAATATTCAACTTGAATACGTGTGAAATGAAATACACAATTCCTGCGGCAATTGCGTGAGGGGTATTCTCTGCAATCCAGTTATTCTTGTCGATTTTTACTGAGATAAAGAGACATAACTTGGTCAACTCAGGATTCATGTTCAGTTTACTACAATAACGGTTAATGAATGACTCTGGTTTTGTCTTGCAAAGCGACGTTTTATCTAGATTTGTCATTTCAGATTCCATCTCATTAATGATTAAGGTTGCATTTTTACAACCCTTTGTAGCACTGGCATCGTCTAGATGAAACATTGTAGCAATCTCCTTTGCTGTCCGTGGATTATGGTTCACGCGACAAGCAATGTAAATGGAAGCTGCAATAATACCATCACGGTTCAATCCGCGAAAAGTTTTTTGTTCCGAAACTTTCTTGTGATATCGCATTGCCTCATCAATAATAATCTTTGGAATTCCTGCTTGATTTGCCATTGCTGCAATACGCTGAAATTCATCATATTGAGATTTTTCCTTATAGGGCATTGCTTGCCACTCTGTATAACGTCGAATTTTCTGCATCTCGTAGTTAGAACGAAAATTACACATCACTTTGCATCCAAATGACGATTGTTTAAGTAGTGGATTAACGGGCATGCCACATCGTGTTGGATCAGACGCACTATTATCATCTGCACCATAGTATCGCCACTCTGCATTAAAATCCAATTGGTCCTTATACATAATTCCACATTTAGTATTGGAGCACGTTAAGTAATGAACGTCATTTAGTAAAAGTGGAAATCCGCATAAATCACATGCGTCTCTGTCCCCCTCTTTATTATAAACACAATCAATATCCTCCCCCACTGCCTCATCAAACTGCTTCCATAACTTACGTTTATCATTCACCGTAAATTTAATCTTTGAGCGTTCTGCAAATGATGAACTTTTTGAAGTAGTCATGAATTCAAGGGTGTATTAATTTATTGTTGATACTTTGTTTCTAAATCAATTTTTAAATATAATATTATATATAATGGGGAACGCTCAAGGACAAACTGCAAAACAAGCAGAAAAAGGGAAAGACTTAAGTCAGGTTGTGAATTTTATTGCCAGTCATTATATTTTAACACAATCCTTTAATGATATGGAGTCATTAAAAAGCGAAAAATATTGTGACGATTTAATTTTAGTCACAAGCAATGTACTAAACAAATATTTAACCAAAATGGATGTCCAATATTTAGCAACAAAAATAAAAAAGGGCGTGGAGGTGAATGAAATGGCATCCGACAATTTACTTTATCTTAGGAAGAGTGATTTAGACAAGATTGACGTGAAAAATCCTGTAGCAAAAAAACGAATGTGTATTGGTATTGCAAAATACTATGTGAAAGTTGCCCACATTTTTGCTGCGATTGTAACAACAATAAATCCTACATATACATTTAAGGATAAATTTGGCACATCACATACTGTCAATTTTAGCGAAAGAAATAAAATTCCAAAGGGTACAGACGTACGAATTAACAAAGTAAACTTATGTAATGAGAGAGTAAACGCACTGGTAAATGGGAGGGATTTGAGTATGACGGACCCTACGCAACCCATAAAAATCAAACCGAACTTCTGTCAAATGAATCTGAATAAGAAAGAGACTGAGAGAACCCAACAGAAGGTTTTGGATACATTGATTAATGAACCGGGAATAACTCAACTTGACCGACTCTATAATGATGTTTATGATTATCAAAATGGAAAATTTACTGGCATGAGCGATGGTATGCGCGAAGAATACAAAAAGGACCTCGCAATCCTTTATAAAACATTTACTGGAAAACAGGATATGCCTGAAAGTATCCAAAAATTCTCTCAAGTACCTTTACGTGATTTTAGTTCTTTACAAGGATGTCAAGCTGCACCCAATAATCAGTACTTGCAAGAATACGAAGGTACTGTTAAACAAAAACTATTTGTTGATTATGCAAATCACGTGAAAAAAATGATGCAGGATGCAAATACAAATAAGGATGCTCTTATTGCCATCCTTGACCAACTCTTTGTGTTTGCCGTCAATCCACAGACTAAAAAACCCGAAATTACTATTAATCCAAAAATTACCGATGATTTACTAAACAAATTGGTGAGAGAAACACAGCAACTTATTATAAAACTCTATGTCGCATGTGAGACGGACTTTATTAAAGGTCTTGAAATCTTTGAACAAATTATTCAAGAGCAAATTAAGATAACAATGCAAAAGAAGATTGATGCCTTAAAACAAGGTTTACAAAACCCGGCAATGTTTGTTCCTACTAGCAATGAAGTACCAGCATCGGCAGAAGCATCAGCAGAAGCACCAGCATCGGCACCAGCATCGGCACCAGCAGAAGCAACTATGGAAAGAATTTGATTTTAATCTTTTAAATTTTTGAATAAATCTAAACTGTATATGCCTATAGATTTTTTCTCATCCGGTTTACTAGACTCTTTCTCTCTAGATTCTCCAGAAGACATCAATAATTTTGGTTCATTGTCTTCTTTTTTGTCTTTTATAACATTTCCATATCCATCAATGGCAATGTTAGTTTTCTTTTTTATTTCTGTTCTAACATATCCGGGAATCCAGTGCTTCCACGATATAAGCAGCAGATTAGGATGTGTATATTTAACATGAAACCCATTGTTCTGTAATTTATCCACTAAGTATGCAACACACTCTGCGTGATTATAGCGAGGTATTCCTAACATCATCTCCGGTATTACAAACCAACAAAACTGGTTGTCAATGTGTTGACGTGAAGTCATTTTAATCTTGGTATGAATACGATTGAGCAATTTATTGAAGATTTCCAATTTGCTTAAATCATGTTCTCGCTTTTTCTCATACAGTTCATCCAAATCGATTTTTTCATTGAAATTATCCATATCACCAAGGGAAAATATATTTGACATTAATTAGTACTATAATAAATGGATAAATTATTTCGTTGAAAAACTAATATTAAATACAACAGTGGTATTAAATTATCATGGATTTAAAGGAAATTAAACATATGGTTTTCTCGGGTGGTGGACATAACATTCTTGTGATGTTTGGTGCCATATCTTATTTACGTAAGAAGGGATACCTAAATTTTAGCAAGTTACAAAGCATAGATGCAACATCTGCCGGTTCTTTATTAGCACTAACCTTTATGATGGGTATAGATGATGACCAAGTCATTGAAAATTACCTTATCAATCGCCCCTGGGATAAAGTATTCAATGTTACACCAGACGTTGTATTTAAGACCTTTCAAAGCAGAGGATTATTTGATGTCCGTGTAATTGAGCAGATTATGGAACCAATTATGAAATCGTGTGGAGTAGACATAAATATTACAATGAGAGAACTTTATGAAATGACTAATATTGAATTTACGGTATATGCAACTGAAATAAATAAACTGGAATTGGTTGAAATGACACATATAAATTGTCCAGATGACCGCGTGATGGATGTTATCTATAAGAGTTGTTCTATACCACCATTATTTCAACCAATTATCGATGGTGACAAGTGTTATATGGACGGCGGAGTTTTTGCCAATTATCCACTGCATTGTTTTATTGAGAGAGTAGGAGATAGTGTAAATCTAGATGAATTATTCGGGATAAAACTTATTTCTGAACAGGCAGAAAAAGACAATATTACACTAGAATCGAATATTACAGACTATGTGTTCTGTATTATTAAAAAACTAATTCAACATATTGTTATTCATAGGGAACATAATATTACGATTCCCAATGAACTGTTAATTTATAGTAAAGGCATGGCATTTGACACGCTCAAGGAGTCAATTGTCTCCTCTGAGGAGAGAAAACATCTTTTAAATGAAGGAAAGCGTTATGCCTCAGTTTACTATGAATACAAAAAAAAGGAATTAAGGGAGTCAGCAAAGTAAATTTACTTCTCTAAAACCGTTTGAAGAAATTGTTGTAAGGTATTGAATTCTGGTTTAGCATCATATGTGATTGCATCACCGTCTTTAAGAAGTTTAATTGTTGGGTATCCATCCACACTATATTTGTTGAGCATGTCCTTAACTTCGGCATCGTTCTCATCTGTGCAATTAATGGTTCTAAAATTTAAATTATATCCATTAATTGTTTTTCCATCGTATTCTTCTTTAAATTTCTTCCAAATGGGCATCGCTTTTTTGCAATAAGGACACCAGTCTACTGTGAAAATAAGAAGTTCTGCATCTGATGCTTCATCACTTTTTTCAATGAACTCCTTATTTGGAGCATAGGTGGGATTCATTTTGGGAACCAAGTATTTTTTGTAAACAAAAACAATGGCTACAATGAGAATGACAATTGCTACCATGATAAAGAAGAGTTTCCAAGAAAGATAGGAGCGTAATTTCTTGAGTGTTTCCATCATTATACATATCTTTTGAAATTATTTAGAGAGAAGAATACGAATTTTAATAATTAGGGAAAAATGTGGTTTAGGGATAAAAAGGGTGTGATGCGATGCGTTTTACGAAAAAATTTTCATACAGATTCAGAATATTTTGAATATATTTCTAAACTTTAAAATTTTTTTCTTAAGGAATAGTATAACAACAATGGGAAGAGGACCAGGACCAACTTCATCAACTATTGGATTTAATGTTAGTGCCGTTTCAGACGACAACGATGGGCAACAACCTGTTCAAATTTTAAGAGATGGTACTAACGTATCGTCCAACGCCACCGCCCAGAATCTCGGGACTTTTAATCAACTTCCAAACTTCCCGCCACTTGTAAGTAAAAATGGAAATACAGTTCTTATTACAGGAACAAATGTAGTGAACCCTATAATTGGCGGAATTTTACCGGTCGGTACAGACAACGTACAACCAGCTATTAAAATTACTGCCATGAACTTTAGTTCGCCATTGGTGACAAATTATGGTTATGCGATGTCTGGAACAGCAGGGACGAATGGGGGTTCAATTTCCTTTAGTGAAGTTTACAACACGGCTAACACGGAGTTAATTTTAGGAGCAAAAATTACATACGATGGTGACGTCACCGCCGCCGGCAAACCGAAGTTTTTTGATAATGGAGCTGCCCCGACTGATGTTGGCGAGGCGCCCAGCGCTGTGAATGATTCAGATACAATAGGATTAGGAACGTATCAAGGTGGATGGCACCGAACTTGGATTAATGTCCAGGTGCGGGGCACGACCACGAAAAAATATAACATGCAGAGTGGCGCGGAGATCAGTGTGGATATAACGTGGGAACCAGCAGCCGACGTATTACTTTATGCTTCAATAGATGCAATGATGGGAACCACTTATGCTGCGGGAGGGGGCGGCACCGTGGGGATATCAGTTAAATCTTTACCTCCTTTAAACAACCCCGACGCTGCTACAGTTAGAGGCGTAGCACCAGATACAAATGGTAAGCAAGTAAGTTATACAGATCAAACTGCTGGTGGAGGAACCGGAGATGATACCCTTACAACTGGAAATTTGTATGATTTTAACGTTGGCGGTGGCGACATAAATGTAGTAGTGCCAACCTATAACTGGGGGGGCGCCGCGATCACAGATGGGCAACTATTTGGAGTTAAGTCTACAGGAATCTTCGCAAACTATTCTCTAGACCAGGTAACCGAGATATCAGGGGCCAATACTTATGCGGCAGACTCTTCTGTACCAGCTGCGCAAGCATTTAGTCTTCATAAAACAAATGGAAATTCGGAAACAGGCGAAGGTTTAATGTCGGTGGCATATTCTGTTGGAGGAGCACTTATTAGTGCTCCCACGGATGGTAATGGCAATCCAACTCCAGCCACAGCAGGAGTTACCTACAGTAGCGCCATAGCCATTGGAACAGTTGTAGCAAATAATGACAGCAGCCAATCCGGGTGCGACGAGATGGAGACGGTCGACGAGGATAATGGCAGTGCACAATTTACGGTTAGTGGAGGGTTCGAGGGGTTGGATCTTAGTTTAACCCTCGATGCAAGTTATACCTAAATAAATTTATAATTATAATCTCACTATAATGTAATAGTTATATTATAATGGGAAAAACCCATAAGAATAAGCATGGCAATAAGCATAAGCATGGCAATAAGCATCGCAATAAGCATAATAATAGTAAAAAAAAAGGACGTACCTTCAAAAAACGGGATTTCCAGAGTGGAGATGGTATGTTAACTGCGGTTTGGGGACCCAGTCTCTGGCACTATTTGCATACGCTCAGTTTCAACTACCCATGGCATCCCACACCAGAACAAAAGAAAGCATATAAGGAACAAATTCTGCTTTTGGAAAAAACGCTTCCCTGCAAATATTGCCGCATCAACTTGAAAAACAATTTCAAGCAGTGTCCACTTAAGGAATGTCACATGAAAAATCGTGACACCTTCTCTCGCTATGTTTACCAACTCCACGAAACAGTGAACAAAATGCTTGACAAAAAATCCAATTTATCCTTCTGTGATGTCCGCGAACGCTACGAACACTTTAGGTCACGGTGCCTTTCAGACGAAAAAATGAAGCAGAAAATTTGGAAGGTCAATAAAACGCGTAAAAAACGCGGTGCCAAAGAAAAAGGTTGCACCGAACCACTCTACGGAAAAAAGGCAAAATGTGTTATACAAATTGTGCCTCAAGAATTCAAATGCAATTCCTTCAATGTTCACAAGAAATGCATGATTAAAAGGTAAAATACAATGACCACTGTCAATGAACCATATTTTTTATCGTATAAGAAAAATATGATTGCAATGGTCAGTAAAAATTTAACAATGAGTGTTATATAATGTTCATAAAATTCTACTTTGTCCATACGCTGATTGGTATACCATACCTTTCTGCGCGATGTTTCCAAGACATCTTCCTGCTTATCTAATCCATCCTCTATCTTAAGATTAGACTTACGATATTTTCCCAATAATTCATCCATATTTTTAATAGCAATTTTATTATCTCTCATAATTTGTTCATGTTCTTTAATTTCCTTAATAATTTTGCTATGTATCTCCATAAATCTTTCATTCTCTTTATCTGCAATATTTGATAATATTTTACTTTCTTTATCATAATAACCTTGGTCTCCTAACTCATATTTGTAGTATTGTTTTCGTGCTTGACGCGCCTCTTCAGTATCCTTTGTTTCATCGGCAATCGCGTCATCATATGTGTCTTTTAATTGGGTTAATCTTTTCTGACGTTGACATTCTGCGTCACATTGCTCTATGGGTTGCGATGGTTGATTTCCCATTATTTAATTTATATACTTACATACTTATGAGATATTAATTAAACAGATGAAAACGGCACATTATGTGAAGAGAACGCTTCTACAGGGGTTGTTGATTTAGTATTGTGAACTTGATCATTACTTCTACTCATTGAATCTTTCGCTAAAACTGCCTTTTGTGTATTTTCTTGATGTACTTTTGTCGCAGAGACGCACTGTTTCTTCACTGCATCATATAGTGTACCATCGGCACAACAAGTAGAGTCAATGCAACCTAAATTAAACTCTTTTTCCACTTCTTTTAATTCTCTTTCATCGAATGCAGCTACTCCTAAATTATCACTGCTGTATTTGGATACTGCCTTATCATAATCAAAACTTCCACCAAAATCATATTCATTAAAATTCATATTATTGCGAAGTTTCAAATCATATGCTAAATTCAATATTTGATATAAAGCAAAAAATGTTACAAGTAGAATTAACACTAAAAATATCGTATTTGAATTATCCTTATTCATAAATCTTTCTGGAATAGGATTTCTATGACCAATAAAAAGTAATAAAAAAATTGGAATCATCCAAATAAATATTAATTTAAAAAGACCATTATATGCCCTATACTTTTCAGAAAAATAGGTTGAAATTTCAACCATTCGCATCTTATCAACATACTGCTCGTTGAGTTTTTTGAGTTCTTCACGTGCCTGTTCTAATTCATTTTCAACAATGTAGAGCGTAGACATCTGCTGTTCCAAATCTTCGGAAGATATTTCAACATCGCGTGCATATCCTGATTTCAACTTATTAAACATTTCCACGCGTAGACGCATAAGTTCGTGCATTTCTGCCAAAGAACGGCGCTTCAATTCTGGAGTATTATTGTGAAATTTATTGTGGAGTTGCTTCTCTCTATTTTGCATCTCAGTAATCGATTCAATCATTTGCTGATCCATCGTATATAAAATGTATATAGATTTTATTTCCTTAATACTCTAAGTAAAAAGATAGAGAGAAGTATTAAACCTAATACTAAACCCGTGTTTCGCATTGAAAACGTGGTTTGCAATTGTTGTGAATCCATAAGTAATTTGCCTACGGTTGGATTATTCTTATGCTTTTTAATTTGCTTTTGAATATCGTTATAGTCATTCGATTTATCTTCAACATCATTTCTTACTTCTTGGAATCCTTTCAAAATATTATTATTCTCTTTACGGAGACCTATTACCTCATCAGTCAATGTTTTGTAAGAAGCATCCAAACTATTTATTTCTTTGCTAACATTTGCCTCTGTTTCACACTGAAAATCAAGTGACATCTGGTCGCTAGAGAGAAACCCATTTTTATTTAAAAATCCTGTATTCACTGCTTCAATTCCATCAGGACATGACCCATTATTTTTAATGGAAGGCATTCGCGTATAAATATCTTTGGTATTATTTATTTCTCTCTTTGACGTTGGATAAATTTCATTTTTTAATGAGCATGTATTGTTCGCCTTATCATAAACAAATCCTTTGCAATCTTGTCCCCGATTTATGCAATATTGTTTACATTGTTCACTTGATGCGTTGGTAATATCAGCGTCGGTTAAATTATTATCAGGAGAATCAAAATCTCCGTGTTTCATATATTGTTTACCCATTGACAACATAGAATCAGGATATTCGTGAAAAATCATTTTCTTATTTCCCTTTTCTTTTTTCCCTAAATAAGTTTTTCCTAATGTATCTGAATTACCCTGTGACGTTTCAACCGTGAACACTGATTCTGCTTGTGGATTTTTTAAGCATTGCGGTTCATCTACATTCTGTAATAAAGCACCCGATGGTGTTTCGACATCCTTGCCACTAGCACACTGAGCAAGACCATTACTATTCATGTTTGTTATACTGAAAATTGATGTACCTGATTGGGCAGTTTGTTCCATACATTGATTCACACTCTGAAGTGGAGAATTATTAGAGACAGTTAAGGTGTATTTTTCTTCTGAAATATCCTTAATCGAAGCATTAGACCATAACTGGGGTATAGTATTACTATTTATTTCTCCATTATTTCCCCTTACTCTCATTGCTCTACCATCTACTCGTTTTGGAACAGCACCCTCTCCATATTGCATGCCAACCATCTTTATATATTTACCATCATTGAATGCAAATACCCATAATCCGGGAATATCCGTGTTTTCTATAGGTTTGATATTCGGATGAGGGTTTGGTATCCATTCTCCACTTAATGTTCCCACCGTCCCTTTTTGAGGTGCAGTTTTTTTATAGCACCCTTTAAATTTCTTGTTAATTTCTGTCTCTCCCACATAGAAATTAGCAAATGACATAATTACTACTATATTACCTTAAGAAGATTTTCTATAGATAAAAGCAAAAATAATAACTAACAACGCTGCTGCTGAACCCATATACATCATTTTTTCCCGCGTTGTTGTAGTGCTAAGTAGACCTAATTTTACATCCAAACTATTCAATTCACTCTGCATTTCATCTAATTTTACGCGGTCTTTATTCAGTTTATCATAATCACTATGAATATTATTTTGTGTTTTTTCTATCAGTTTAGAAGTATCATTATTTCCAGACCGTTGTTTACTAAGTAATTCACGCATTTTCATCAAATCGTTCTTTAATGCATTATTTAACGTTTTTAACTTATTCATATAGACCATTGCCGAAGAACCTCCCATATTTGTACTGCCCATGGGTGGTACTGAACTATATACGCCTTCCATCTTTATTGATGATTGCTTTGCATTTGGTACGCCACCATAACACTTATTTTGCTGATTTACAAAAACAACCGAAGAAAAGGGACCTTTTTCAGATCTTATAGACATATCTTTACACGCAACTAAATTGCTTGCTGACCCAATATCCGTCCATTCTGCTGGATTAGCATCGGTTGGATTACCCATAAATGAAATGTTATTGGAATCTTTCCAGGAAGGTTTTTCCCAACCGGAATATACATAATTTGTGCTACTGGGTCCTTGACCTGACGCACATCCTTTATTTTCCATCATAAAACCTGCATTATTACCTTCTACTGCTCTCAGTTGCAATTTTTGTCCCCATCCACTGTTCATATCAGTTCGTGTTACAGTTAGTTGATCTCCCGAAACACTTACATTAAATGTATTATTCCAATCAGGATTCTGAGGATTTATTGGAGTTGGACTTACAGTTAGTCCAGTAGCAGGTAATGTTACCACAGCAGGATTTGATGAGGAAGACCCAACATTAATTGTATATTCTTTAAATCCACTGCCATCTTTCACGCCTTGCAATTGCAATTGTTGTCCCCAACCAATATTTTGGTCAGTTCGTCTAACTGAAAGTTGACTTCCAGAAACAGTTATATCAAATGTATTTCCCCAGGATGGGTCTTGGGCATTAATAGGTGTAGAATAAACAGTAATTCCTGTATCTGGAAGCGTTATTGTTTTTTTATTTGAATTTGAATTACCAACAAAAATATTGAAAAACTGAGGTTTTGAATTTGCCTTAATAATGCCACCTGCCTCTTTTGTCCATTTTAAACATTGATTTGCAGCACATTCTCCATTACCGCTATCTGAGAAGAGAACATATTGACATCTTGGGTCACTAGAGCATTCATGCAAGCATTTGCTTTTAGAAATATTTGGTTTAGTTAAAAATGGAATCATTGAACTTTCTTCCCTGTTAGATACAGTGACATTTTCTTCGGTGTTCCAATATGTTCCACGACTGTTATTCAATTCGACCATATAGTCCTGATAAGTGCTTTTATATTCATTGAGGTTTCTTTGAAATTTTGCTTCTAATTGCTTGAACGATATCGTCATTTATATATAAGAAGAATAAAATTAGTGCTATTAGGCACACTTTTAAAAAAAGTTTAATGCGTTTATTTTTAAAAACACGGGCAAAGTTTAGGTTTTGTTTTACTGCACCTCGATCACTATTTATCAATCGCGTAGATTCGCCTTCCAATACCTTATGTTTTTTCTTAGTCTTCTTAATAATGTTATTTTTATATAGAATCTCTTTGCGTAATCTACGATTTTCTCTTTTCAATCTGTGTTTCTCAACCATCAATTCATTAAAAGTTGCGTTTATTTTGGTTATAGCATTTTCTAATAAGTTCTTATTTTGGTCGGTTGGGGAAATACCTTCAGCAACAAATAAATTTTTATAATTATCTAGATAATAAGAAAATTCATCGAAATTAGTTTCCATATTATACTATACGGAGATTAATTTATTTTTTAATACTTTCCTCTACCCTTATTAATACAGATACGATAATTTTCAAGAGTGATAGATGTTTTACTTGGTCTCACAATATGACAAATATCACCTGGACGCAACCCAATTGCTTGGGCAGGGGGGTCAAATCTGGAAATTTGCGGAATTTGGTCATCTTTACGAATATTATACTTTCGGCGCACTTCGTCAGATTGTGCCTTTGTAAGACGCGTATGTTGAGGAACCATAGAATGCTCCAATACATTAAACTGCAACTGGTCCAAATACATTACATTGATAAAGATATTATCATTTGCATAAATATTCAAGAAGAGATTTCTAAGCGTCTCATTCGGCGAATCTTTGACAATAATCATTAGAGTATCAGCACTTGTTAGCATTTTTTCAAGGTGAAACAAATCATCAATCATATCATGAACACCTTGGGGACGGAGTGCCTTTTCAACATGATAGCACACATAAACCTTATTACCAGTTTCAGGATGTTTAATAAGCATATCTTGTTGCTTATTTTGCACCATAATATTGACTTCATTTATACTAAAGTTTTGATAGGTACTAATATCATACCCTTGTACTCCCAAATGTGAAAGCACAGTTTTTCGCGAGTTATAGAGACGGGAAATAATACCATACTCGAAGTTGGATGCCATTGTTAAATTAATATCATATTATAAATATTAATTTAAATCAATTTTGTTTATAATGTAATCTTGATTTCTTTTTTTTCACCACCTCCTGACTGTTCATTATTTTCTTCTTCCTTTTCAGGTGATTCTTCCTCAATATTTGTTAAAATTGTAATTTCATTTTTTGCTCCTCCTTTTGCTGGTTTTTCGTCGCTTTTTGGGGGTAAATATTGGTCAATGGGTGATTCACTTCCATCATTATAATTTCCAGTTCGTTGTTTCCATTCTGCGGTTGTTTCACCGCTTCTAGGAGGAAGATATTTATCAATTGGTGAACCTGGAGGTAATCCTGTACGTTTTCTCCAATCTTCTATAGATTCATGTTCGCCTGCTGGTCCTGGACCATAGTCGTATGAATCAGGCGTAGCAGGTGCAGGTGCAGGTGCAGGAGCAGGTGCAGATGTAGCAGATGTAGCAGATGGAGCAGGCGGTGTTTGCGGTCCTGGTCCATATACTCCCGTTGGAGGAACAGCACCATACTTGGGAATAGGTTTGGTAGTTGGAGGAGATGTTGGTGCATATGGTGGAGATGTTGGTTGATAACCTGGGGAATGTGGTGCATATGGAGGAGATGTTGGTTGATAACCTGGGGAATGTGGTGCATATGGTGGAGATGTTGGTTGATAACCTGGGGAATGTGGTGCATAACCATAACCATAACCACTTGTTGCACTTGAAATCTCTAATTTATTTGCAACTACTGTTGCTACATTACCATCATCACTTAATACAACAAAGTCTGGTAGTTTTACCAAATCACGTGTAGTAAGTGTATATTCTCCAGTTGAAGTATCAATAGCAGAAATATCCCAAACTCTAGTGCTAGCTAAGGTGTCTCGCGAAAAATTAACTCGGTCTCCAATACGATATTCAATATCTCCCACATAAAGTGGTGCTCCATAATCAACTGGTTGTCCATAGGCTCGCGGTTGGTCATAGCCTCGCGGTTCGCCATAGCCTCGCGGTTGGTCAACATCTGTAGGTAATGCTTCAATGCCACCAACGCCTGGTTTATCAACTAAATCTTTTTGCACTCTCTCTTTCTCATTTTCTTCTTGTATCATCTTTGGTGTAATCTTTTCATTCTTCAATAAAAGTGAAATGTTGTTAGAGTAGGACATACTTGTCAACTGGTCTATATTATCTTCTGTAATAACACGAATTGCAACATTCATTGTTAACAACTCCTGCATAAGTAATTTGAAAGAATAAGGCACTCTTACCACACTAAAATCACGACCAAAACGAGAAATATCAACAATACTTAAATTCTCATCCACTTCGCCATTAAATTTAATAGGACCATCTGCCATTGGACTCAAGAACAGATTCTTGCTTTCATTATAAATGGCAATTGTTCCACTCTGGTTGCATACTGCCATAAAATATTCATCACCACGTTCCATCATTGACTCCTCCAAAAACTTCGCTGCTCCGTGAGCAATAACACCATCGCGTTCCATCTCACCTACACGCAAACCACCGTCATTAGCACGACCTTGGACTGTCTGTCGGGTAAGTACTGTGCGTGGACCGCGAGCACGATAATTAATTTTATCTTTTACCATATGCTTCAAACGCATGTAATAGGTTGGTCCCATATATATGGATGTTTCTAACTGTTCACCCGTCATACCATTGTATAAAATCTCATTTCCTGTTTTGTTGTAACCTATTTCGGTTAACAATTTACCAAACTGCACATGCTTCGGTCCCTCATTCAAGAATGCAGTGCAATCTCCAAAAGCACCATAGTGCACGCCTGCTTTACTGACCAACACTTCCACTAATTGCCCAATAGTCATACGACTTGGTAAGGCATGTGGATTTATAATAATATCTGGACGAAGACCGTTTGCGGTGAAAGGCATATTTTCTTCTGGAATGACTAAACCAACAGTGCCTTTCTGTCCACAACGAGAGCAAAATTTGTCTCCCACAGCAGGAACGCGTTCTTCGCGAATACGAACTTTTGCGATCCGGCGACCCTCCTCACCTTCAGTCATAAATGATTTATCCACAAATCCAAGTTGCCCCTTCTTGGGATACACAGAAGCATCAATTTTCACACTTGGGTCTTCCAAATCCATTGTTGCTTTGCCAATGACGGCAATTTTGTCATTCAATTCCGTATTCTCTTCAATTAACCCATACTTGTTAAGATGACTATAATCAAAACCAGGTTTTGTGCCAATGACATTTTCATTTTGGATATCTGTAAAAACCGAATCCACAGAACCACCGCCCACATTTGCTGCCTCTTCACGTGCCTCATAACTGTTAAGATATGTAGTGCGGAACATTCCACGCTTTACTGAACCCTCATTAAATAGGATAGAGTCTTCAACATTGTATCCACCATAACACATAATTGCAACAATAGGATTTTCACCGTAAGGTTGTGTTTCCTTATTGATATAGTGCAAATATCTACTTTTAACCAATGGTACTTGACCATAATTCAAAACAACACCCATTTTATCAATGCGATTCTGGTAGTTGGTATGGTACCAAGATGCACCTTGCTTACTCTGTCCACACGAGAATTGATTACGAGGCAACTGGTTATTTTCTGGGAAAATAATCTGGTTTCCCATAACACCAAGTATAAGTGAAGGATGAATATCACAATGGGTGTAATCCGTATTTTCAAAGGTAGGTTTAATGGTGGATGAGATATACGCAACATTTTCCTCGGAGGAATCAATATACTCAATGGCTGCTTTGTTTTTTATCAAATTTGCTTCTTTTTCTTCACCATAAAGTGCTTCTAATGTGTAGACCTTATTTGCCGATGACGAAAAATTATCATCGCGTTTTTTTGTAAATCCTGTTGTTAACTCTTCCCATGAATATTCTTTTCGTTCTAATACCTGTGTGAGAGAAAGAGATTTGTCATGATTTAAATAGAATATTGGGCGACACAAACGACCTGCGTCCGTATATATCTCAATTTCGTTTGTTTGTTTATCCCACGCATAACTGGTGTAAATTGGAATTGCTGAAATCCGGCGCAACAACTTAAATCGCTCTCCCATCCCAATTGGATTCGGGGCAATACCTACCCAAGCACCATTCACAAACACTTTAGTGTTGGCAGACATATATTCGGGTTTACATTCACTTAAAAATCGCATATGTCCTTCAGACCGTAATAAATCCAAAAGCGGTTTTGGAGTATAATGAGTTGTTATTTTTGCAGCAATACTCATATGCTTGTGTAAACCCACATTGCCACCATCTGGTGTATCTAAAGGGTCAATAATTCCCCACTGAGAAGTGTGAAGTAAACGAGGACCGATAACCTTGGCACTATCATCTAATGGCAAATTGATTTTTCTCCGCTGTGCTAATGCAGAGTTGAAAGAAAGACGATTCAAATCCTGCACTACGCCCGGTTTCTTCGTATGTGCCTCGGCACCCCAATTTCCTTTGAATGCTTTACGGAATCCGGTGTCCACATCTCGCTCCTTGAAAAACTCTTTGTAATTATTCTCAATCAAATTAATGAATTGCATGCCCTGATATTGTCCTTCGTGATAGTAATATTCTTTATCAATGCGTTGGTACACTTTGTGTTGCAAAATTGTGTAATACTCCTTGAATAAATCATACAAGAGAGAACCAACCACTTCCACGCGCTTATATTTAAAATTGTCGCGGTCAGTTGGTGCCTGCTCTTTACGCGAAGTACGCAGCAATGTAAATACCATATTACCAATGAAAAATGCTTTATCACGGAAATTCATTTCACCCACGTGAGGCAAAAAGTAATCGGATAAGATTTCCAATACATGAGGAATAGTTTTTCCCTTCGTGAACGTAGCAATATATTTAAGAGCAGTTTCTTGAGTAAAAACTACACTTGCATCATGGATACTTGGAATAAAAAGATCCATGTATGAGGAATGCTTATCCATATCAAGCAAACATGTCTGTATGATTTCTTTGTCAGAGAGAATACCCAATGCCCTCATGACAATAAAAAGTGGAACTGGTTTGCGCACATTGGGAATAGTGACAACAATTTGATTGTTGGTTTGTGTAGGGATAGGGGCAACCATACGGACAGCTGTGGTACGTTTAGGTTTGGAGGCATCTTCCGAATATGATTTCACTTCAACCGAATAATTATAGAGGTCACTGTAGTTGTCACGAATATAAAGCATATTATCGCCAAACTTTTCTTGACACACAATGACTTTCTCTTTACCATCAATAATAAAGTACCCTCCTGGGTCATTTATGCATTCACCCATTTCAAACCGTACCTTAGGGTCTAAGTTTTGCAAAATACACATATCTGATTGCAACATAATTGGAAATCGACCGAGGAAGATTTTTTCAAGGGTGATACTGTGATTAACAGTTTCATCATCAACAATCTTAAATTCCACATCGACATCAAAATGCACTGTAAAGGCATACGTCATATTTCGCAACCGCGCCTCATTAGGGTACATAAAATGGGTATAGTTGTCATCGTAAATCATAGGTTTACCATAATAGATTTTAGAACCGTCTTTTCCACCTAAATAAAGTTCACATTCCAGGTTAAATTCTTTAGTTGCTTCATCTTGTTGTTTAAGTATTCGTATTGGATTTTTTTCCTTAAAAATTTGTCGTAATCCTGTTTTGAAGAACTGATTATAAGAATCTAAGTGATGGGATACTAATGCATAAGGATTATCATTAAAGTACGTGTCAATAATGTTCCAAACAACGTCAGAGTTCATTAATATAAGTATATAATAACTTTTCCTTAAATTAATGAATATTTAAAAACATAAGGGCAATGAGGATGAACATTGCGATAAATGGGAGAAGGAAGATGAACCATGAAAGACGTTTGTAACCGGCACGGCAAAGTGTGTTAAGTACCCAAGTCCAGAACACGATGTAAAGGAATTTGACAATAAAAACACCGAGTGTACTTGTTACCATGCATTCATAATTACCAACACAATATTTGTTGACATTTCCTAAATTTTGAAGTGCTATTATTAAAAGAGAAACAACTGAAATGAGAAAATAGATGTGTGCTGGAGTGCACAAATTTTGTATTGTTTTCATCATAGTATTTATATACTATATTTACAAAAAAAAATGTATAGAATTACATTCCAATCGGTTGATCTAAAGGACTTGGATTTACTGGTTGCTGAGCGCCAGTAAATGAACTCCACGTGCTTTCGGCATTATATTGAATATTTCTTCCTAAATTTAGCAAAGATTGTGGAATCAACGTACCTCCATGTTTTGAACCACCACGATATTTACGTGTTTTTCTAGTATGACGACGTTTGCTCTTAGTATGACGACGTTTGCTCTTAGTATGACGACGTTTGCTCTTAGTATGACGACGTTTCTTGTGTGACCGCCTACGGTGGCGACGACTTCTCTTTCCACCGCTCATTTTTTGATTTTCACTGTTTGAATTAGTGTTTTCAGGGTCAGGCAAACCGGGATTCAAATTTTGTGCTAAATGATTAGTCTCCCCAGCTTTTCCTCCAACACCTGGCCACTTCTCAATATCACCTCCTTCCCAGGGAGGTCCAACTTTTGCTAATTCATGTTTCATATACACTAGGTAAATATTTTATTCTATATCAACGTGGGTCAGCATATGTCTACGACAACACATCTTGGTGAGGTGGAGTTGGTCCATAACCTCACCCTCTGGAGTTTTGTCAGCAAAGTCCTCTGTCAAATAGAGAACCTTGTCTACTTTAATACCTTTTTGGACTTTCATTTTTCTAACTTGCTCTTGGTAATAGCGATACTTGTCGGCAAGTACCTCTCCGCACGTGAAACACTTGATAGGGATAATCATCTTGATAGCAGTTATTATATATTGTTGTTCTTATTTTAAATTCAATTTTTTATATTACTAAATGTATATGTCTAAAATTCTCTGGTTTCAAGAGTGTACATTTCAAAATACTAATTTGGTAGGAGGCAAAAGTTCCTCTTTAGGCGAGTTGCATCGTATTCCTCAAATAAATAGTGCAGATGGTTTTGCTATCACAACCGAATTCTATGATGACATTTTACGCAATAATTCTATTAATTTATTTATAGAATCCTTCTACACTGAAACTGTAGCCCAATCTCCTTCTCTCACTGATTTAAATAAATTGTCTGATATTCTCAAAAGTAAAATTAAAGAATGCAGATTTACAAAGGAACAAGAAGACCTCTTAAAAAAATTCTATAGAGAGATGCCTACCCCAGTGGAATTGGCTGTCCGTTCCTCTGCCATTGCTGAAGACCTGCCAAATGCATCTTTCGCAGGACAACAAGACACTTATTTGAATATACGCTCATTTGATCAACTGAAAGATGCCGTGCTCAAATGTTTTGCATCACTCTTCAATGCTAACGCTATTTCTTATCGCATGAGTAACAATATTTCCTATTCCCAAGTGAAGATGGCAATATCCGTGCAACAAATGATTCGCAGTGATTTGAGTTCAGCAGGCGTTGCTTTCTCTCTTGACACAGAATCAGGATATTCAAAAGCAATCGTAATTAATTCTTCTTTTGGGTTAGGAGAATCCGTTGTTGGCGGTTTAGTAACACCGGATGAATTCATTGTCGATAAACGTGTTCTTAAAATTGATGGCAGTGACCCTATCATTACAAAAACTTTAGGGAAAAAAGATTCAAAAGTGGTCTTTACGCCTGAAGGAGGGGTTGAAGAAACGCGAACTACGGATGAAGAACTTGCCGACTTTTCTCTCTCCGATGCGCAAATAAAAGAATTGGGGAAGACCGTTCTCTATTTGGAAAATTATTATCAAAATCTTCATAAATCTAATTTAGGAATTGATATGGAATGGGCATATGATGGATTCAACAATAAACTCTACGTCCTACAAGTACGCGCAGAGACAGTGCATTCATCGGCAATTGATGGAAAAATTAAGTTGGAAAAATACAGTTTTGCCTCAACTGAAAAAAAAGAACTGCTCTTAACTGGAGTTGCAGTGGGAAATAAAATTACAAGTGGCAGAGTAGTTTATATTAAAAATATTGATGATGTGGAGAAGGCAGACTTTAAAGAAGGAGATATTCTATTAACAAATATGACAACACCCGATTGGGAACCAATAATGAAAATATCGGGGGGAATCATTACGAATAAAGGTGGTCGCACATGTCATGCTGCAATTGTTGCCCGAGAACATCAAATCAATGCTGTTATTGGTACAACAAACGGTACAGAAGTTTTGCGAGACGAATCACGCGTAACCCTTTCATCTGCTGAGGGTGAGACCGGAAATATTTATCGTGGTCTATTAAAGTATGATGTAAAGACTGTGAATTTAGATGTTAAAGAATATTCATCTGACCTGCAAAAACTTATGTTCAATGTGGGTTCACCCGAAAATGCCTTTGCTAGTTCTCTCTTACCAAATAACGGTGTAGGGTTAGCGCGTATGGAATTTATTATCAACAATCATATCAAAATACATCCATTAGCATTACTTCGATTAGGAGAACCGGGAGAGAAACATTTTGTTTCTATTCTTTCACAGGGTATTGCCAAGATTGCTTCTGCATTCTATCCCAAGGAAGTCATTGTGCGTTTATCAGATTTTAAAACAAACGAGTATAAGCATTTGGAAGGCGGGGAAGAGTTTGAACCGGTAGAAGAGAATCCAATGATCGGTTGGCGAGGTGCCTCACGTTATTATTCAGCAAGTTACGAACAGGCGTTTCGCATGGAGTGCAAAGCACTCAAGTATGCCCGCGAAACGATGCATATGGATAATATTGTAGTGATGATTCCTTTCTGTAGAACACCAGAAGAATGTGATAAAGTGACATCCATCATGGCAAGTGAGGGATTAGTGAGGGGAGAAAAAAACTTGAAGATTTACTTGATGTGTGAAATTCCGTCAAATGTCATTGAAGCAGACCAGTTTGCGCCATTTATAGATGGAGTTTCAATCGGCGGAAATGATTTAATGCAGTTAACCTTAGGTGTAGATAGAGATTCGGAATACGTAGCATATTTGAACGATGACAAAAATATTAGTTTCAGGCGTATGATACAAATGACAATTGAATCGTATCATAAATATGGAAAAAAAGTGGGATTCTGTGGACAACAACCGTCCAACAGTAAAGAATTCTACGAATTTTTAATAAAAGAAGGAATAGATACTATTTCAGTAACACCCGATACAATTTTATCTTTATTGACAGACAATTAGAATTAGAATTCATCGTTAATTTCCACAAATGTGGTAATTGCTGATGCTAGTGCTTCTCCCAAAAACTGCTTTACAACAGCAGTATCACTCTGATTTTTATAACCAAGACGCAGAATACTGTGAGTATCGTGAGGGTGCTCCTTAATGAAACCACAATAGGACAACATTTTATCACCTTCATAGTGTCTAACATACAAGAAATATTCCATAACCTTTCCTACGGTATAGTCATAACCATGAAGAGTTACATCAAAGCAATTTGCAATGGTTGTTTTACTTGGTTTAACACTTACTACAGTGGAGTCATCGGTTTCAACTGCTTGTTTAACATGAGTGAATGAATTAATCAACACATCACATGCCTTCTTAATCAACTCTTTATTTTCATAAATGCCAACACTCTTAATAGCATAGTCAAAACTATCAGGGATGAAAATTCTATTAGCTTCGAGTAGGTACCAATTCTTTTTTTCAAATGCAATATCTGCTGCTTTCATACCATCTGCCTTAAGTGCTTTTTCCTTCTTTGCCCATTCATCATTTGCTCCCACGGCATCCATTGTATTCTTATAAAGACATGTAGATGTCTGGTTATAAGCAGAATTATGCTTTGCAATGGAAACACTGAATTTACTTGTCAACACCAATGCTTCACCTTCAACATTTGACGCAAGTTTTGGACGCAGACGCAGAAATTCAATATAATGACCGGTCATTGCATTTTTAGGGAAAATTGCATCTCGGTCGCCCTTGGAAAGAAACTTGTCGGTTTTGATATCCTTGATTTGAAAATCTTCAGTTGTGACATATTCAATAATGCCACTTTCATTCTTTTTGTCAACAACAAGGAGATAATTATCAAGTGGAATAGACAAATCCGTTATATGAATAGGAACACAACTCAACCTATGTTTGATAATTTCATTGTTAAACCGTGTCGTATTTTTAGTAATCGTACATTTATTTTCACTGTTTGGGAATGTATGAAATACCACAGATGGAATATCAGTAATAAGCGTGCGTCGCAATGCATTTGCAACACTAACATTTGTTTCACTCAAAGTGAAAGTGAGTGTATCGTTCTTCTCTTGCTTCTTGGAAATGCGAGGCGCCATCTTTCTTACTAAATATATATATATTATTCATAAATCAATTTTTATGTTTAAAAACAAATGATTAAGTCTTAGGAGAGAATAATGAGTAATAACATCCTCTACTACAGTAATTATTGCGATAATTGTAAAAAACTACTACAAATATTGAGTCGTAGCCATCTCAAGGAGGAATTACACTTTCTCTGTATTGATAAGCGAGTTACTATGCCAGATGGTAGTATTCAATTACTTATTAAAAATGGACAGCAAGTTTTATTGCCACCTACAGTGACTAAGGTTCCTGCCTTAATGTTAGTAAATAACGGATTTCATGTATTATTTGGGGACCAAATATATCAGCATTTACAACCAAAAGAGAAGCAAATTCAAAATAAGGCAACTTTGAATCAGGGTGAACCTGACGCATTCACTTTTGCTTCTTTCTCACCAAGTGGAATTACATCTGATCAATACAGTTTTTTGGATATGGCAGCAGATGATTTATTAGCAAAGGGACAAGGTGGTTTGCGCCAAATGCATAACTATGTTAATTTTAATAATGGTTCTATGATGAACATAGAAACCCCACCTGATAATTATTCAGCAGATAAAGTGGACGACGGTCAAATGCAACAATACGAACTTCAGCGTAATCAACTTAAACAATAAAAAAAGAACTACTTATATATATAATGGATATTCAGAAGGCGTTTAACAAGCATTTCATAGAATTTGTTGATGATATTGCTAGTTATTTTAGTGACCGCGTAGAAATTCAAACTACTGCTAATGCACTGAGAATGATGCGAAAGACAAATCCAAAACTCATTATAAATGTATGGTATTCTAGTATTGTTCAAGTTTACGAACAGCAAATAGAAACAGGAGATATAAATTTTTTCATTACAAAAGAATATTCTCAGGATGTGGCAGGGATGGACGGTAATGACGAAGTATTAAATGGAATTGATAAGATCCGTGAACCTATTCAGCAAATGCCAATTGAGGACCAAGAAAAATCAATGAAGTACGTACAGAATTTAACAAAATTATGCAAGTTATATTACTTAAATAGAAATTAAGAGTATTAAAACAAAATGGCGACAGCATCACCTGAAAGTGAAAAGCGAACCTCTTCCAATACAGAAGTCATACCGAAGGAATTCCGGCAGATTGCGCGCGACTTCTTGCGTGATTTTTTCACCACGTTTCCGGAATATCGTGACAATGTAGACCAATTTGTCTTGGCTGTTGCTGAAACAGAAACTGCACCTATAGACGATTTATTCACACATGTTAAATCTGTATTTCCGCAACGATTTTTTGATATCCTTTATAAGAATGATGAAATGTTTGCCGATGAGGAAAAGAACACAGAGTTCCTCCCTGGCGTAGATTTTGCAGAGATTTGGAAGATGGACGATATTTCAGAATCAACACGTGAAACGCTGTGGAAGTATTTGCAACTTATAATGTTTTCCGTGTTAGAAACGATTCAATCCCAAGAAAGTTTTGGAGATACGGCAAAACTATTTGAGGCAATTAACGAAGATGAACTGAAGAGTAAAATTGAGGAAACAGTCGAGCAAATGAAGGGATTATTTGATAATATTGGAAAAGATACGGGAAATCAGAGTACTCCTGGTGAAGGCATTAATTTGGATGACCTTCCAGATCCTGATTCAGTTCATAAGCATTTGAATGGTCTTTTGGATGGTAAATTAGGTAAGTTAGCAGCAGAAATTGCAGAAGATACAGCAAAGGATTTTGAGATGGATTTGAATGAAGAAGGCGATGTAGGGGATATGTTTAAAAAGTTGTTTAAGAATCCAGGAAAACTCATGGGTTTAGTGAATAATATCAGTTCTAAATTGGATGCTAAGATGAAGAGTGGAGATATCAAGGAGAGTGATTTGATGAAGGAGGCAGGAGATTTAATGAGTAAAATGAAAAATATGCCTGGAATGCCCAATATTGAAGAATTGATGAAGAATATGAATGTGCCAAAGAATAAAAAAGGAATGATGAAGCAACAATTTAATCAGAATATGAGAACGACTGGAACAAAAGCACGTCTTCAGCGTAAATTGGAAGAGAAACGTAATGCAGAGGCAGCAGCAATGCAGGAGTTAATTGCTGCTACGCAGGTCCAAGCACAGCAGGTCCAAGCACAAGCACAGCAGACACAGCAGGTCCAAGCACAGCAGGTCCAAGCACAGGGTTCAAACACTAATTTTGATGGCAAATCATTTAGTGATGGTTCAACTGTAAAGCGAAGCAAGGCAAAAAAGGGTAAAAAAAAATAATACCTAAATATAAATGAGTGGAAATTTTTGGTTTCAACATCCTAGCATCTTAGTAAAGGATTTTGAATTATGGCCCAATGAGGATATGAGTTTTGAACGTAAACTAAACGCAATTTCACGCCTCATTATTTTGCTTTCCTTACTTGGATTCCTTTACACTAAAAACTCACACATTCTTATTGTGGGAGCAATAACTCTAGGGGTTATTATATTTTTACATCAGCAAAAATCGGCACTGAATCAAAAGGAAGGATTTACAATGCAAGATATAATTCCTCCATCAAATAGTACATTTTATAAACCCAATGCCAAAAATCCAATGAGCAATGTTCTTTTGACAGAAATTCACGACGATCCCAATCGTCCTCCGGCACCCCCCGCATTTAGTCCACCAACTGCGCGAGAGATAAATAGAGATACTCAGCAGATGGTACAGGACCAACACCCTGATTTTCCGGATATGAAAGATAAATTATTCAAAGATTTAGGCGATAGTGTTGAATTTCATAATTCAATGATTCCGTTTAACAGTAATCCTGCAACACAAATTCCAAACGACCAGAATGCATTTGCTAAATTTTGTTATGGTGATATGCCATCATGTAAATCTGGTGATGATGTTGCCTGTCTTCAAAAAGTAGGTCTTACCTACAAGAGAATTAATTTATAAGCACTAAAAAAATAATATTTATAATAGTATAGAAGGGAAATGTCCACATTTAGTGATTATAAATTCAATAACTTATCGCGCATTGGTGATGACAGTTGTGCTATGAGTCAACGCAATGTGCAAAATGTGGAAGCAGGAACATATATGTTGCAGAATTATTTTTCTGCTGACTGCACTATGCGCAATGGACTTGCTTTAGCACTTTCGCAACCCAATATTAATTTTACAGGTTCTCATCAGGTTGGTGTTGGAGGATGTAATGTTGATGATAACTCACAACTTCTCATTGACCAAGGATGGAATAGACCAAAATGTCGCATCAGTTTATACCAGAGACCATTCGCCACTGTTCCATATTTAGGACGCGGTGCGTGCCATCCGGAACTAGAATCAAAACTTCAACAGGGGGACCGTCAATCGAATAAGAAAAGTGTTCTCCAGACTACGGAACAGTCACATATTCCATATTCTACCACACCACTTGTTCCTTCTCTTGCCCAGACCATAACCAATCCAGTTCATCATGTGGAGGGTGTTGCTATGGAAGGTTGGATTCGCGGTGGTATACCTTCACGTGAGATTGCCAAAAATGACGAATCCCTTAGAATGTAATTATTAATATATTTAAATGCATAGCTGATGATTTAAATATATTATGTCTGACTTAGAAGTTACATACGAGAACGACGAAGAGTACCGGAATACTTTATTACAGTATTTCTCTCTCCCAGAATACGATGAACAATCTATTATGGAAAAAACCCACGAACTTTTTGAAAAAGTGAAAGATATTCCCGAGTTTCAGGAAAAAATGCGCACTGCTTCTCAATCTATGGGTATGGAAGATTTAGAAATGGGACTTATTATTTTATTCTCATACGACCATTTTGCAGAATTAGTTGCTCTATTAGAAAATCATCAAATTAAATTATCTGTGTAATATAATAATAAATACCATGAGCAACAAACCTTATTTACCCTATATGGAATTTGGACCAGTTTCAACTTCTAATAGAAATACACCAAGTGATTATTGTTTAGAGCAAAAACAAAATAAGGACAATCAAGAATGGAGATTAAATCCTTACGGTTCGGGAGGTATGGCATTCACTCCTGCCATATCCAATGCAGGAACAGTCCCCCCCAGTCGCATCTGGCGCGACCAATTATCTCATAATCCAATTGATACAGAAAGTTGGATGTTTAATATTGATAAAAAATTAGGACAATGTGAAGGAGAACGCAAAAAATTCTGTCCACAATTTAAATACTTACCTATGTTGTCATTCTTTGAGCATCCTAAGGAAGTCATTATGCCGGAACCTTTAGAAGTAAGATGGAATGAGCGTGCCTTTCCCGTTCCACAAAAATAAAAATATTGCTATTATATAATAATGGCACTTACAAGTATCCGTAATGAACCTTGTCGCATAAAGAAAGAATTACAACAGATGACCGATATGGGTCGATATCAAATAGCTACTCCTGGACCAGGAGCAAATGTAGGTTTTGTAGAAGACCCACATATTCGTCTTCAAAAATGGGGTGCAAATTTACGCACTAATACCATAAACACAGAGAGTGATTTAATGGGACTTACACGCTCTTTGACGCGTGATTGCACTCCATTAAATAACTATGAGCAAATGAGTATGCCAAATGAACGCTTGAATTATGGTACAATTGAACCGAACACACAGGAAACACGAGCAGAAAATCCAGCGTGGACACTTTTAGACCAAAGTAATATGAGATGGGAGTTTCCGTTAACGAATCCTCAAAACCATGTTAACAAATCACCTGCTATGTATGGAGGAGTAAGTTCGCGGGTCGAACAAAAAAACGATTATAATCATTTTATGAAAAAGTGTAATTAAATAATAAATAATCTGTCTGTAGTATAATAATAAGATGGACGCAGCAATCCTAGGATTAGTTGGTTTAGGTGGGTTATACACCATTGCTAACCAAGAAAAGAGAGAAGAAAAAAAATTTCAGATGAAATCACTTCCCAAACCTAAAGGAATTGATACATCTTTAGTAGAAACTAAAGATGCCGAACGTAGTTATCCGTCTGCAAAACAGGCAACAACTAAATATAAGACTCAGGAACAATATAAGAAGAAGGTACAATTTGATATTCCTGCGCCTCCTAAAAATGATTTTACCCACAATAATATGGTTCCTTTTTTTGGAGGTAAAATTCGTGGCCGTGGTCCCGATAATAATCAGGCAGAATTTCTCCTCGATAATTTATCAGGTACTGGGTCGCAAATAATTCATAAGAAGGAGCAAGCACCTCTTTTCCGTCCTGAAGACAATATTCAATGGGCACATGGTGCACCTAATAATAGTGATTTCTACCAAAGTCGTGTGAATCCATCAATGGCAATGAATAATACAAAACCATGGCAAGAAGAACGTGTAGGTCCTGGTTTAGGTAAAGGGTTTACCACAGAGGGAAGTGGTGGTTTCAATTCAGGAATGGAGGACAGAAATGCATGGTTACCTAAAAACGTAAATGAATTACGTACATTAACAAACCCAAAGGTAACTTACGGATTAAATGGTCATGAGGGTCCTGCTGATTCTTACGTGAAAGAACGAGGAAGTTTAGGTGTAGTTGACAAAAACCGTCCAGACACCTACTTTATAAATAGTCCTGAGCGTTATTTAACCACTACAGGTCTTGAAAAAGCACAGACTGCTCGTGGTATAGAAGAATTAAAACATCAAAATCGTCTTGATACTACTGTGGAATATGGAGGTGTTGCTGGACGTGCTGATAAATTAGCGGGGAAAGCACCAGAAAATTATCGTGACCCGCGACACCCACATACGTTTGGCGAATTAATGGGAAAAGCACATACCGGAGGTATTGCCCAACCTGCAAGTGATGGAGATTATGGACGTTTAGGATACGGCGTTTTACCAAATAATCGTGCTACTGTGAGACAAGATACCAATTATGGCAAAGTTGGCGGTTTAATGGGTGCAGTTATTGCACCTCTTATGGATGTCCTTCGTCCATCACGTAAAGAAAATGTTGTTGGAAATATTCGTCTTAATGGTAATGTTCAAAAGAGTGGTGGTGGAGGAGAATACGTCTACGACCCTAACCAGGCAGCAAAGACAACACTTAAGCAGATGACCGAAGACTCGCCTTTCCATCTTAATGTGGAAAAGAGTGGTGCTGGAGGTGAGTACGTTGTTGACCCTAACAATATTGCTAAGGTTACAATGAAACAAACAACTGAATGCTCACCTTTCCATCTTAATGTTCAAAATCAAGAATCTGGTGGTGCATATAAAGTTTCAGAGCAACAAGCAACATATGTTCAGCGTGATACAACCAACTACGGTGATTATAGTGCAGGTGGTAATTCTTCAGGATTACATTTGGTTGATAATTATTTGCGTCAACGGAACAACAACAATAAGCAACAAGCAGAAGCAAGTATTCACGGTAATATGAATATGTTTAACGGAGAAATTAACCAAAAATACCACAATGGTAAAGTTTGCAGTGAGGAATACTTTGCTGGTCCAAGTGCAAACCAACAATCTACTCCAAATGTTGAGCAGTACGGCAAATTACACGGAACTCAAGAATACGATAACAAAAAGATTGGTACAGATAGGATTAATCCAGACTTACTTGATGCTTTTAAGAGCAACCCATATACCCAAAGTCTAAATAGTTGGGCATAATTTATTAGTTGGGCATAATTTATGCAAAAAAAAAATAAAGCAACAATATAAACATGCAAAAATTTGTTTTTTCAGTGGCAGCACTCACCCTAATTTTCTTTATGGCAGGATTAAATAAAATTAGGAATTTTACAGACACCGCAAAAGGATTGATGAAACGCATACCATTTTTAACAAGTTATTTACCTGCTTCCTTTTTCTCTCTTGTTATTGCATTAGTCATATTATTAGAGGTTTGTATACCACCTATGATGGTTTACTCTGCAATGAACACCGGTCAATATGTACGACACGGTGCTACAGCACTTTTAATTTTTACACTGTTAGCAACGCTACTTTATCATTTTCCTCCAACGCGTTCAGAACATAGAATGCCATTTTTATATAACACCGCAATTATGGGAGGTCTTGCTCTATTGATATAAAAATCTATGTATTAATATACATAATGAAAAATGATGATTATGTATATGGTTTTGATATAATTAATAATGAAGAATGTTCAACTATACTTAGTAAGACTGAAAAAGAAGAATTGGAAACCCGTAAGTCTCCTGTTTATTATTTTAACTATATTAATAGATGCCAAACACCGTTTTATGATTCTAATAATAGATTACAAGTGAGTGATGGTGATACATTTGATTATAGATATGAGGTTTTATATTCATTGGGTAAGGGAGCGTTCAGTAATGTCTACCTCTGCAAAGACCATAAATATAATTCCGATGTTGCAGTAAAAGTAATTCGTAATGAACGTCGATTTAATAAGCAAGTTAGAGTAGAAATAGAAATTTACAGTTTATTGTTTAGATCAAAAAATTATTCACCTCATGTTATCAAATTATTGAAGGCATTTGAATTTCGTAAGAACCGTTTTCTTGTATTTGACAATTATGGTATAGATTTATATAATTATTATAAGAAAAATATGATTGATAATTACGATTTAAAATCCTTCTCTTATCAAATAATTAAAGGTTTGGATTTTTTGCACAGTTTTGAAATTATTCATATGGATTTAAAACCAGAAAATATACTGGTTAAAAATAAACATTTGAAAATTATCGATTTAGGTTCTAGTTTCATTGAACAACCAAATATGAGAAAGGATTATGTACAATCGCGCTATTATCGTTCACCAGATGTAGTTTTTGGGTTAAAAACAACGACTAAAATTGATATTTGGAGTTACGGTTGTATCTTATACGAGTTAGCAACAAGAAGACCCCTTATTCCAGCAAGATCAACTAAAGATTTGGTGCTTTACTATACACATATTTTGGGATATCCCCCAAAAGATATGGATTGTTATTATTCAAATAATGAATATTTTGTTAAAAAAAGTAAAGAATTACGTTCTTTTAAATGTGAAAGAGGTAAATATTTGTATCCAAACACTTTTGAATGGAAACATCCAGATATTATTTTAAAACAAATGATTTTACAATGCTGTTTAGGTTGGGACAATAAAAAACGTTTCTCTGCAAGAGACTTACTAAAGCATCCTTATTTTTCAATTGAGGATTCAGATGACGAGTCTGATGAATGAGGAAGAGTTATTGAATTAGATGTACCGTTTATCTTATTACAAATATACGTTAATGGATGTTTAACTGTATCATAGACTGATTCAACAAAATCGATATGATTTCCCATTTTTTCACAATTTTCACCGACACTATTTATTAAGAGTTTTTCAATACGGTTTAATTGTTCTCTCATCTCTTTTATTTCCAGTTTTAATTCTTCAACATCGGAACAGGACATTTACAATAAGATACGTAACAAAAATTGCGAATTCGAACGATACCGCACCCCATAAACCTGCGCCCGCCATTTTATAGTAGGCATCCAAATCGTTTCCAAAAACTTTGAATTTGTCAATAATGATATCAAATATATAACCAATTGGGTATGCAATAATCAACATTGTAAGAAGACTACGGAATGAGTGAGGTACCCATTTTCCTTGCCCCATAAATAATCTGAAAACAAACATAGTCGGTATAAGTGCGCTAACAATAGTTAGACCGGCATATACGCCTGACTCAACAATAGTTTTATTGGCAAAATACGGTTTTATTGCAGTAATAATTTCAGAAAAGTTAGTTTTTGAAAGGTCATTCAATACTATATCCGAAATAAATGAAACAACAAAGATAACAATATAAAATTGTAGAAGTGACTTAAATTGTTTATTCATTTATATAAAGATAAGACAAAATTTACTATAATGACAGTAAAACTAGATATTCATACAACCATAAAAAATAAACTAGATACATTTTTAAAAAATAATAATGTACCTCATATACTTTTTTATGGTCCACACGGATCAGGGAAAAAAACTTTAGTCAATGATTACATTGATAAAATTTATCCCAATAAAAGTGAATATAAACAAAATGTGATGAGTATTAATTGTGCACTTGGGAAAGGCATTCAATTTATTCGTGAGGATATTAAACAATTTGCAAAGAGTCATACCTTTTCTAAAAATAAATTCAAGACTATTTTACTTTATAACGCTGATAGATTGACTGTTGATGCACAATCTGCTCTTAGAAGATGCATCGAGGTGTTTTCCTCAACAACACGATTTTTTGTAATCGTTGAAAGTAAACAACAATTGCTGCGACCAATTTTATCTCGTTTCTGCGATATTTATATATATTTTCCTATAATTAATGATAAACCTACAAATTTACATATTTATTTAAAATCGTTCAATCAGAGTAATGAATTTGTGAAATTTTCAAAAAATAGAAGTTCGCAGTTTAATCGTATTATTACAAAATGTTCTGATGAAAATTTAGATTTATTTGAAATAGTTGATGATATGTATAATAAAGGATATTCATGTAACGATATAATTAGTCATTATAAAACTTCATACAATGTAAAAATGTTTTATTATGCTATTAAAAATCATTATAAAAATGAAAAACTTTTGATGTACTATATTTTATTCATTATATTTCGTAATAAAGATAATTTAGAAATATTGTCATTAATTACATAAAATGGACGATTATAATATTACTAGTTTGCAGGAGTCAAATAACGAGTGGGTAAGTCGCCTTATTTCCACATTAACACCTTGTATAGTGAATGGTTGTAACAGTATTTATCAAGAAGCATATAAACTTTGCACTGAAAATGAGGAAGAAGAGAAATACTTAATGACATTTCAAAACTTTTTAAGCAGAGTTCCAAAGTGGAATGAAGAGATTGTTAATGCAGAAGTGGAAAAAATAAAAAAGGATAGCGGTTGTGACTATTTAGAAGATTTAATTACATGTGTCCATGTTATTCAACTAAAGGCACTTACTTGTATCCGTGTTGGGATGAAACATAAAGCAATTGATATTGATATTCCCAAATTAGGTAACTTTATCCACAAAATTTATATTCTACTTGCACGCAAACTATACACTAATGTATATTTATATGAGGAAAATATACCTCCATTGGATGTTCAGCGCAATAACCGCGAACTTGAGGTGCTTATAAGGGAATGTATAATGGAAGCAGTCCGTGACAGCATACCAGTTGAAACTATCTTAAAAGCATATTTGGATGAAACTGTGGAGGAAAATGTAGAAACTGTTATTTCCACAGAGAAAGTTGCACAAGAAGATAATGGCGAAAATGTTTCAGTTAACGAAACAACTACAAATGAGGAAACTACAACTACAAATGAGGAAACTACAACAGATGCCATTACTACTAGTTCCAATACTAATGAATCGGGACCAACAATGGTGAATGTCGATTCGCTCATTTCAGGATCTCCTACATCTCTCGTAGAGGCAACTAATCGTGACATTGCAAGCATTACTGCACCTCAAAAACAACTCTCTTTTTCAAATATTGATGAAGCACAAAATAGTGATAATACACTAGAAAATATAGTTGCCCCAAAGGATTTTGAGACACTTGAGAAGATTAGTGATGAAAACCATGTCCGTCGTATGTTGGAGGAAGCAGAAGGTGAAGATGATAACGAAGACTCACTGAAAATATCAAATGAGGATGCAAATATTCAGTTAGACATTGAGACTCTTTAAATTCGTAAAAAGTTCACGAATCTTATTTAATCCAATACTAAATATGCAGACAAATATCATATTTAGTATTATTGTTTCTATTATATACTTCATTGCAACACTTACATTCAACCGGTTTATTGAAGATAAGAAAACCCTTAAAGTAATTGCTCAAGATTCTTGTTTGGTATTTTTATCTGTTTTGGTTGGAAGTTATTCTATTGACTTTTTAGGACTTGCTAGTATTGCTGTTAAACAGACTGGAGGAAATACCGTAGCATTCATAACAAAACCAGAATTTTAGACCATATAGGATGGTATTAGACCACATAGGATGGTATTAGACCACATAGGATGGTATGTCATTAATATTTAATATTACTTGATTTTTCTTAATTTTCTTTCTTGATATGGAATATTGTGAAAAAAGTGGGTTTTCTAGTTGGTCCTTAGGTAAAATATGATGTACGGAACGAGTAATCATTTTGTATAGTTTGAAATCAGGATAGCGCTCATCACCATTTTTCTTGTATAAAATATTACGCCCCTTATCGTCTTTTACCCAATTCTCAATTAAATCACGAATAGAATCTAAATCGTCTACCTCATCGAAAAAATCAAAAAGGGAACATGCCAAACGACACAAATCAAAACTGAAATTAGGCGGAACAATTTTCTTCTTCTCATTCAAATAGGGTTCGCAATTGTATTGAGTGGAGGCATCTCCCTTTTCACTAAAACTATCACTGAACATAATCTTCCCTTTGAATTTGTAAACAGCACGACCGAAATCAATGATTTTCCAGATTTTTCCAAATGTGGGGACCTTATAATGCCTTTCTCCATATTTATAGTGCAAAAATTGTTTGTCAGTTGGTACATACATTATATTACTTGTATGCAAGTCATTGTGAATGAAATAAAACTTTTCTTGCAATACAATGAGAGAGATAATAATCTGCATCAAAATGGCACTCCACTCTTTTTCTTTGATATCATTATTAAGCATATAATCATCTAAGGTTTCTTTACAACCTTCCAAAAACACCATATTTACTGGGAAATTTTCTACTGTAGCATAAATAGGAGTATCTTCTTCTTCTTCTTCCTCACTGCTTGAATAATCACATTCGTCATCAATAAGCGATTCATCACAATCACTGAATGCATCTTCAGTATCTTCTTTAGTTGTTGCTGAAGTTCGTGATGAACAAGTTCCGGATGAATTTGTGGAATGATGAGATGGAGTGGCACTTTTACTTGAATCTTTTATATATACTAGATCACTATCCTCATTATAGCAATCCTTAAAATCAAATGGAGAATTGGGAATTGCCTTATCATCAAGTGTTTCTAAACTGTCAACATCAAGTTTAATTTCCTCGTTATCATCACCAATTGTTAATCTTCTCTTAAATTTGCATGACTGAGAGGGTTCAAATTGCTCATAAATCTCATCGGATACCTTAAATTTATCTCGATTTTCTAAAAAATATTCTGAATCAAAGAGATACTCTACATCTTCTTGAATATCGACACGAAAATCCTTTTGAACACCCAGATATGACCCGTAACAATCTAGTCCATGGATAAATCCATGTTGATGAAGCATTTTAGATGTCAAGTAAGAAAAAAAACTGTCCACATAGGCAGAATTATTAACATCCCCAAAGGGTTGACTACTATCTTCAGTCGTTTTGGGAAGTGATACATTATCTACTGTTTCTTTTCCAATCATTACTTTAATTGGGTCCATAAGAGGACAAAATTTTGCAAACATGGGTATTTTATTTCCGTCTGCCGTTTCTCCTGTAAATACATTGTGTTCATTAGTGCTATGCACCTTTTTTATTTGATTATTATAATTGAGAACATTACTATCATTTTCTTCAAAAAATTTTTTGTAAATTGGAATATGTGTTTGATGTGTCTTTAATCTGAAAGAGAGTTTATCATCAAATTCCGTTTCATTTTTGATACTTTGAATAGAGAAGGACATTAAATCTTTAGAATACAAAGATTTTTAACTTTAAACTAATTTAAATACGTTTTTAACATAAACCTTAAATATTATAATAAATATAAGAAATGACATTAGAGTTGAAAAAATTTGATATGAAAAATATCCGTTTTGACCCTACTAAAAATGCGGGTCCTGTTATCGTCCTTATTGGGCGGCGTGATACGGGAAAATCTTTCTTGGTGAGGGACCTTCTTTTCTATCATCAGAATATTCCCATTGGGACAGTGATTTCCGGTACAGAAGCAGGTAATGGATTTTACTCTTCTCACGTGCCTAAACTGTTCATCCACGATGAATACAACACTGCCATTGTTGAAAATATCTTAAAACGGCAAAAAGCAGTGCTAAAACAAATAAAGAAAGAGCAGGATGCCTACCGCCGTCCATCAAAAATTGACCCTCGGGCATTTGTCATTCTTGATGATTGTTTGTTTGATTCAACTTGGACCAAAGATAAAATGATGCGAATGCTTTTTATGAATGGGCGTCACTGGAAGATTATGCTTATCATTACGATGCAGTATCCTCTTGGTATTCCACCTAATTTGAGAACGAATATTGATTATGTATTTATTTTGCGCGAACCTTACATCAATAACAGAAAGAAAATCTGGGAGAATTATGCCGGTATGTTTCCAAATTTTGAGTCTTTTGCCCAGGTAATGGACCAATGCACAGAAAATTATGAATGCTTAGTGATTGATAATAATTCCAAATCGAATAAGTTGCAGGACCAGGTTTTCTGGTATAAGGCAGCAAAACATGGCGATTTCAAATTAGGGTCTAAAGAATTCTGGGATTTGTCCAAGAATATTGTTTCTGATGATGAGGACGATGAACCCTATAATCCAGATTCAGGACGGAAGAAGAGTGCACAAAAGATTAGTGTACGCAAATCGAAGTGGTAAAAAAAATTTTTTATAGTATTTTTCATACTGATACATTATTTATAAATTACACAAATTCCTGTAATTTATTAATCAGATATTTAACTTTAGTAGGATTATTTTTACAATCGTCATATAGAATTCTTTTTATAATAGAATCATCTACTTCTACTACCATTTCCGGTTCATGTTCCGGGTCAGGTTCATGTTCCGGGTCAGGTTCATGTTCCGGGTCAGGTTCATGTTCCGGGTCAGGTTCATGTTCTGATTCTGGTTCATGTTCGGATTCTGGTTCATGTTCTGGTTCATGTTCCGATTCTGGTTCATGTTCCGATTCTGGTTCATGTTCCGATTCTGGTTCATTATCTGGTTCATGTTCCGATTCTGGTTCATGTTCCGATTCTGGTTCAGATGATGGTTTATTTTGTTTAACTATTTCATCCATTTTATTCCAACCTTTTTCTGCATATTTATCACGCAAATATTCACACAACCGAACCACAGGTTTGATTTTATTAATATCTGGACTATATTGATGCTTATTCATTTGAACAAGCATTGTAGTATCTTGTTTGTCCTTATGACTTGGCGACGGGTCATAGGAAAGTTGAGAATTCATATGAATTTTTTTAAACTTATTCATTTGAGAACCTCCTCCACATGCTTGTTCTGATTTTCCATAAGGAATTTCACCAATTCTAACATCTGCACGTTTAAGAGACATCTTATTATTTCTCTCGTCAATTATGTCTTTACCTAAAATTGCAATGTCATAATTACCAACAGGTGTAATACCTGTAAACGTGGGAAGTTCTTGTTTATTAAAATAACTGTCAATTGCTTGTTGGTATGCAACTGAAAATTCAAATGTCATTACTTTCTCTCTTGGAAAATGCCTAGCATTTTTCATTGGATTGTCTAAACTGAAAGCAGGTTTTGATGGACATTTTTTTTTCATTGTGAATGACAAATATTTTTTATCTTCTTCTAAATAAGTATATGCAACCATACTACCATCTTTTTGATTAAACCCTACATGTATATCATACCGTTCGGGATTAAGAAGATAATCACTTCTAGGACGGGTATAAGGATTATACATGGGTAATGTCTTTGCATCCAATGAATCGTAATCCTGAAATGAAATTTCAAAATTTGGAACATCGCCATAAATATAACCAAATCTCTCAGATACGTCAAGTTCATAACCATAAATCTTATTACTGTCCTCCGAATCAGCATCTTCGGAGTGATTAAACTGTTTAAGTATAACTTCATGCAATTGGTCATTTTCATCAATACAAATAACGGTACCTGCATCTTCTGGCAAAATTTCTTTGAAAAGTTTTTTTTCAAATTCATTCATTTCCATAATTGGATATTTTCCAGATATAGTATTTCCAGGAGAACAGTCGATACGTGAAGAGAAATACTTATCTCCTTTTTTCCTTGTCATTATTGTTGTTCGTTTGTGTTGCGAAGCAATATCAATTGCAACTTTTAGACCAAATCCACACTTTCCCGACTTATTTTTTTCTGAACTATCTTTTTCTTTATACATAAGGAATGCATTCTCAAGTTCTTGTAAAGACATACCAACCCCATTGTCAGCCAAAATTATTGCCTTTAGATTACGGTCTGCTTTTATGAGAAATCTTGATGCATTTGCATCTTTTGCATTATCCAATAATTCCTTAATAGCATTTGATAAAGTAACCCCCATAAATTGGAACATATTCCGGAATCCCACTTCGTCAATACCTCCTGCATTTGCAAGAATGGGAGTACTACTTTGTATACCGAAGATATCATTGACATGAGACATGATTTGCTTTTCACTGAGTGAACGAAAATTAATTCTGATTATATTACTTAATCACTTTCAATTTTCTTGCGGTATCATTTCCGGAAAGAAATCTACTTTCAATATAACCCACATGGCTATATTATTAGTAGGATGTACCGGTTTTGTAGGGGAAGCACTCCTCTACAAACTCTTGAGAGAAACTAAACACAAACTAATTCTGGTAATTCGCACCAAAGACAACAAATCCATTGAACAACGGGTACAGGAAATGTTTGATTCTATCCGTCTTGACTATAAGGAATTCAAAAATCGCATTAAAACAGTTCAGGTTTCCTACGACGACCATCGCAATATTGCCATTTCTGAAAAAGACGACGCATACATCAAAAAAAATACCACCATTTTGGTGAATGCGCTAGCAGACGTCCATATGAAGCGAGAACTGAGAAAGGCAACACTCAATAATACTGTTACTGCACTCAACTGGATGAAAAAATTTCAAGAATGCGCAAATGGTGAACTTTATCTTTATATTTCTACTGCTTATGTGAATTTCCACCGCATGCAAAGCGGTGAGATTCCGGAGGAAATTCTGGAAAAGGGGATGTCCTCTACTACTCTCTCTAATATTCTAGAAAATAAGCAATCCTTCATTGGGAATTATGAGAATACATATGTCTATTCCAAACAATTAGCAGAAGTATTATTGCGTGAAGAGAAGAGAGAAAAACGCCTTGTTATTTTAAGACCCTCTATAATTATTCCTGCTCTTGAAGCACCTTATGCCGGTTGGGGAAAATTACAAACGATGAGTTATATATTTTTAGGTATGGGGTCTGGAATTTTGTCCTTGGTTCGCCATAGTAAAGACAAGTTCAAAAATACTGTGCCAGTAGATATTGTTGCTGAAGACTGTTTAATGGTGATTGAGAAAGATACTGAAAAAAAAGAACTAGAAATAAGGCATTGTTGTTTGACTGGGAATGTAAAAACATGGTTTTCGCCTGAGAGCACTGAAATTATGAAGGAAAGGGCATACGAGTATTTTCTGGTGAATCCTCTTATTGTTAATAATAAACGCCTATTTCCACATAAATTAGAGTATAAACGCAGTTGGTTTCACTTATTTGCAACATTTATTCTTCATGTTATAAGAATGATTTATCATTGGTGGAAATGGTCTGACTCTTGGTATGATTTTTTTAGGATGATATACAGAAATATTATGTTTACTTACACGTTTGATAGGAATTTAACGCGGTTTTCTCATAAACAACTGGTATTTAAACGTTGTCCTAAACACAATGATATTAATTACCCAAGTGTCTCTTTTGAGGATTGTTACTTTGAATTTGTGAAAAACCTGCAAAATGTTATTGGTTCAGATAGCAAAATAATAAAACTATTCTTTTAATAATGATACTAGGTTCAGGTTCAGGAAATAAATCTTTTTTGCAACGTGCCAAAATAAGCGCTACCACCTCCATTTTTTATGACCTCTTTATGAATAATGCAATAGGGCATAAAATAGTAACCACGATGCAATGTGAAGCAATTAATATCGAAAAAAGCAAAGTTTTTATGAAGCACAAAATGAAAGAAATTGTAAAAAAATATCCGCATTTTGGTTCACGAATTGTAAAGCATGTATGGACAGATTGTGAAATAGACTACGATAAAATGGTAATCATTGTGGATAAAACGCACATGGAAATAACAGAAGAATTGATTAATGTGCCATTTCCAAAAGAACTACCAGGATGGCAAGTTTATATTACAAAAGACAATTGTGTCATGCTTATTTGCGATCATACATATGGAGATGGTGCCTACATTGCAAATATAGCATTAACTTTTTTTGACAATGATGAGTTAAATAATTTACCATCGCCATCACGAGAGAAAAGACGTTCCCTTTCATTAATTTCACGAATTATGCTTTTTTTCAAAATTTTATACTTGATTTATATGCGATTTAAGTTTGTAGACAAATCTCCACCTGCTCCTTGGATAGAACCAAACAATAAACAAATTGAACTAGCAACCTTTTCTCTCTCAGAATTGAAAACAATCCGCGATAGATTTTCTTGCACACATATTTCGATTAATGATCTAATTCATACATTAATTACTCGTACCAATAGCATTTACTTAAAAAAAAACACTATAACTTCAGCAGCAATGTTTAATATGCGAAAAAATACAGATGATTTGAATGACCAAAATAAATTAGGATATATCCTGATTGCAAATAAAGTAAAAGAAGGTGCTATGCCAGAAGAACTATTAAAAGATGTCCACGATTTCATGCAGTTTTACAAAGTCACGCCAGCTACTGCAATTATTAGCAAATGTATGCATCTCTACTATGCGTGGAATAATAAAAAAATGTGTAAACTTTTGCAGGATTTAAATAAATCAGTAGATTTCATTATTAGCAATTACATACTGCCATACAAAGATAAATCTATACAACAGGGGATTAAAGTGGTCAATGCTATTGGTACTGTTACACCATGCGATGCACCCCAAATGTATTCGGTAACTAGTTATGGAGATAAAGTTAATGTATATCTTACCTATAACAAAAATGAAATAAAAGACATAGAGAGATTACAGAACAATTTCAATGATTCATTAAAATGGTTATGCAAATAATTACAATTACATTTATGGCCATACTTGAGTTTTAGACTTAATTTCGTGTGGAGTACCTAATTCATTTGCTAAGTCTTTTGCTCTTTTCATATTCATAAATTTATTTGCTGTTAAACGTTTTCCGTGTTGTTGTAAAAATGCATTTGCTTTATCTGGATCAACTTTAACATCATAATGATATGCTGATTCCGGAATTACTGTAGTCGGGGGACTATCATGTTGCAGATTTGTGCAAAAGTCTACGCCTGCTTCACAATATCCATCTTTTGGATGGTTTTCCAAAACTGAACAATCTTCATTTGTAACATAACGAAGACATGCAGGTCTTTCTTCCTCGGGAAGAGTACAAAAAGTCTCTGGTTTTAGTATTTGAACATCCGCATCACCTGTCCTTACATCCTCACCAGATGCTCCTTTACTCACATCACCCTCTTTATTTATATCTTTAACATAAATAATCCTACTTTCGTCTGCATCTGGTAGAGCAGAACGCATAAATTTCATCATTTCGTTTTCTTCATAATTTTTTTTTGCAACATTTCTTTCTTCTTTCGTTTTTAAATCTGGAAATAAACGCTTAAACATAAACATGAAAAATAAACTGCTCATACAAGAATAAAAAATGGTGTCATCACGGCGTAGTAACTCACCTGACCCAAGAATCAGAGAACCATCTGGAACGCGTTGCAGGAGACATTTGTGTTTTGTTCCGATTTCTGGTTCAGCATATGTAGGACTAAGGAGGAGTTTTACTTCATCTCTGATTTGATACATAATGTACTGGTACAATTTATCTGGATTTATGGTTGTATCAATTTTAAAGAGACTGCACGACATAATGCCTTTAGTATCCAAATCATTTTCAACAACCATAACACTGCCTTTTTTGTATTTTAAACAGTGTATCGTTTTCCATTCACCTAAATCCTGCATTAATTTTTCTTTTGTAGGAAAAACTGGGGCAGGTAATGTACCACCCCGTTGTCTTCTGCTTTTTCTTACTTTACGTGTTTTGCGTTGTTTTCTTCTTGGTCTCCGCGTGTATTTTTTCCTATACTTTCTAGTTATTTTCTTACCCATATATATATTATGGTTAAAAAAAATGAAACACGCAGACTTTTGCCCAAATTAAAAAAAATTGACTATGTTGGAAAAAAACATCACTATAAACTGGCACAAACTCCGCGCCGTCGTCGCATGGCAATCAATGAAGGAATTCAATATGAATTTAAAAAAATGGGGAAGACGAAACGTAAGGCAGCAACTGCCAAAAAAGGTCGCTTAAATATTTTGCGGATCTATCGTCGTAACAGAAATGTCAAAGACTGCAATAAAATTACACGGGATATGCGTTATATTGATAAGAAATACAAGTTGGGTAAAACAAAAAATATTTGTGGGAAGACTCGTATTGAAAAATCTACCTAGGTGAGGTGAATAAATATCTACTCAATGTATATATGATTATTTATTTATTCAAATTATTAGAAATTTTCCAATATGTTTTATTATCATTCATAATTTCTCTCATAGTAGCAAATTTTTTAAACAATACAATATTTCCATATATTGTAACAAATAAATATCACATAATTTTAAAGGTAACTATATATCTCTTCATACTATCATCTATATATTATCTTATTACTCGTTATGTTTCACGAATTCCATTTATACTTGGATTTTTAGCAAAAAAATACGGATATAAACCATCATTAAAAAATGAAAATATAAGAGGCACAGAGTTGGGAGTAGGATTTATATTCTTTTCACAACAAAATAAATTTAAAAGTCTTGTCGATATGCTTTTCAAGTATTATCATTAAAAATAGAGATAAATTGTATACTACACATAGACATCTAAAAGTAATTGAAACAAATAGCAATTTTATATTTTTTCTATTTTTGAAGCAACACATTTCATTTGCTCAATGGTTTTTGCGGATTTTGCAAGATGTTCACTCCGTCGGTCAAAATCACAGGTGTGGGTTTCTGGAAGGCGATGAGTACAGCAAAACTCATGTCCACATTTACAAGGCGACCCGCGCATTGCAAGTGAAATTTTTTTTCTGCATTCAAAACATCGGTGTTTACTTTTCGGAGTTTCTGAAACGGTCATATGTAATTATACTTATAGTTATTTTTATAAGAATAATTTAATCAATTTTTATTGGTTACGACATCTGGGTTTTCAAAGATTTCATTGCGAATATCAGCAACAGATGTAACATCTCCATCCGCAGCATTACGGATATCATAAAGGTTGCCTTTCTCATCAATATTCTGGGTGAGTTTGTTTCCACTATCCTTTGCAATCTTCACATTCTCTTTGATTGCAGACTCCTTAGCATCACGGACGCGCTTCTCAAATGCACTCTTGTCCCGCTTCTCATTCTTTGCCTTTTCGTGCATAAGTTGGTTAAGTTCATCTTCCAAGTATTCCACACGTCCAGTTTTGTATGCTTCTGGTTCCCAAGGCATCCACATTCCTACCGGTCCAACATAAACATCGTGGTTAGGGTCCAATTCACGCAACATTTTACAACGTAATTCTGCTTCCTCCTGTGTAGGGAAAACACCGCGAATTTTTACCGAGCGCACTGAAGTTTGAAACTGATAATCTTTGTCAAATGCTGATTGCAATGCTTCCTCACTGTTATCTACAAAGGTATGGTAATCATCTTCAAGAGATGTATTCTTAAGCATATCTTTCTCCTCTGTGACAAATTCTTCAAGGTCAGAACTTAAGGAATCAAAATTAAGATTGTACTTGTAAGAAATGAAATTCATGAATTGTCTATATTTCTCAACTGTTTTACTGAATTCCCACTCCTTTAGGAATTTCTCAAAATAGAAAATCTGTTTGTCTTTAAGAATTTTCTCGGGTGAGACAAAAGAAACACAGACAAATTTTTGGTTGGCGATGGGTTTGTCCTCCTCGAGCAAATCAATATATTTAGGGTTCTGTTTGCCATCCGAAGTCATTCTTGGTTGATATGTGTCGTCGGTCATTTTCTTATAGTTTTCTTTTAAATTATTCATTTTAAGTATATTTTTTTCTAAATCATTATTATAAAAGAGAATGCTCACTGATATGTTTGATCTCAAAGAATTGCTTAAGCGCGCCGTCAAATATCTGGTTGAAGGTCTTATGGTTGCTTTAGCTGCCTACGCTATCCCTAAGCGCTCACTTAACCTTGATGAAGTTGCACTCATTGCCCTTACTGCTGCCGCCACTTTCTCCATCCTCGACACTTACGTGCCATCGATGGGTGCCCAGGCTCGCTCTGGTGCCGGTTTCGGTATTGGTGCCAACCTCGTTGGATTCCCACGCATGTAAACGTAAACTTTTAGAAAAAGTTTAATCAAAAAAAACTTTTAGAAATAAACTTTTAACAAAAGTTTAATCAAAGTGTATACTTTTAGAAAAATATTTAGTTAATATATAACTAAATATGGTTCAAGTCGTTAACCTTTTTGAATTAGCAAAAAAAGGAGGTGTCACATTAGCAGACATAGGAATTGCTATGACTGTTGATGGTGCCCCAAAAATTATGGATTTAGGTGATTCACAAATTAAATTTTTAGCACCTGGTGGAGAAGAAATTATTGCTATTGATGTAAATCCCTCTGTTTCAGTAGCAAAGGAAGAAAAGATTAAAAACAAAACAACTCTTCCCACTTTGATAAAAATAGCAAATTCTTACGCCAATGATGCTGATACATCTGTGCCTTCACGTGCAAAAGGGTTTGATAATCGTAGTCAGAACGAAACTAGTCTTATAGATTACAAACACTCACTTGGTCTTGAAAAGAACCCCGTTGTAGCTCAATACGGAAGTAGATATAAAGGTGATGCTAACAAAAATAAAAGAGATACGAGTATGTTTTTTAATTCATTAAAGAAGACAGGGTTTAGCATGGTAGAAGAAAATGGTCCAAATGATTGTGTTACTCGTTTTAATGCTGGTTTATCATTTTTACCAACTGCTGAAAGAGGAATGTTTATTTGTGTTGGAGGACCCCTTGGAAAAGTAAAAGGATGGACTGGTCCTTTAAAACAAGCGTTAGAAAGCAAAAACTTCGATACTTTTGATATTCGTTTTAATTGTGCAGATGGTAACGAGACCGGAGTTTTTGGTCCATTAGGTAAATTTACACCAAAAATGTATAGATACATTGGATTACTCAGATATTTACAAGAAACAGGTAAGTTAGAAAATTCTGTTTGTGTTTTATTAGGTCCTACCGGTTCGAATTCAACAATAGTTGTCATTAATAAAGATGCTACAGCTGTAGGATATGATTGGGATAAAGATAAGACAGAACCCGTATATAACTCATCAACAGTTGCATTGGAGAGATTAAATGAAGTTCACGATTCTCAACTAAGAGAGATTAATGTCTCGTTAGCAGGATTTGGAAAAATAAAAGAGTTTTTGGGTAAATTAGGAATTCGTTCTACAATGCTAGGAGGACGTAGAGGTAAAAAAACGCGCAAAGTTAAGCGTCATACTAAACGTCATACTAGACGCCATACCAAACGCCATACCAAACGCCATACCAAACGTCATACCAAGCGCCATACCAAACGCCATACCAAGCGCCATACCAAACGCCGATAAACTTTTAGAAAAAGTTTAATCAAAATTTAAACTTTTAGAAAAAGTTTAATCAAAATCTAAACTTTATGATTATTATTTTGTAATAAAAATCATATTACTTACTGTAAATGGTTTCAACTAACTTCGAACATTATGTTGGAAAAGTGATATTAGTGAACCTACCAAACAGCATCTATTTACTAAATGTAAAATTGAAACCTAAATAACAATACTCCATAAAGCAAATAACATACCATGACCAAACAAGAAAGCAACATGATTAATGTAGAATATTACATTGAAATTCCCCACGATTCAACATCTTACGGACTGGGAATTGGAATCGTTGAAGGTACTGATGATCTATATCTTGAACGATTTATGAAAGTGTTTGATGATACAATGACTTTAAATTCAATAACCTTCTTTGGTGGTGCTAAATCTATTGATACAACACATAAAGAATTTTTGAAAGAGAAATACATTCGAAAACTACGGTATGTTTATAACAAAAACCAAACAATCCGAAATGCCATGAAACCAATGGTTCATGATTTTGGGTTTATTACAGGGACACGAATGCGAACATTGGAGTTGTAAAAAATTGAAAACTTTTTGTTGGTAAACTTATACCCAAACAAAAGACCCCCAATAATGACCTCACCTCGCGAAGGAATGATGGAAATTAACGAGTACGTTGAATTCCCTAACGAAACCGGAAGATACTGGTTGGGAATTGGAAAAATTGTCGGTACAAAAGATATCTACATCACGCTGTTTACGATCACTGCTCATCCAGCAGGGTTTATGGAGTATGGAGACAAAAGTGAAGGAAAAACGGAACGATACACATACCACACCAGCACGTTTCCAGGAGGGCAGTATAGCGTCTCCAATGATGAAACAATACCGATGAAGGAACGATACGTCAAGATGATCCGCAATCAGTGGCACAGTTTCCTGTTGGTCAGGCGCGATCTAGAACCACTTGTCAAGGATTTCAAGTGCATCACTTCTTGAGTAATAAATTACAAATTAAAATCCTAGATATATATTAAACTTTTTTGTATGGATGAAAAAAACCGAAATCTTTGGGGTCCGTTATTTCTAATAGTGGCGGTACCGCTTTTATTATTTTTGGTTTTAATTAAATTAAATAACGTAAGTGAATTAATTTATCCAAATTTAACCTCTACAATCATGTTTTTTGGATTACTGTTGTATGGGTATTTATCAATAACTCTTTCTAATAAAAAGTTTATTGGTCCAACCAATGTTGACAATCAAACACCTACCTATGCAGATAATGGATTTAACTTTTGGATAATAACAACCTTATTAGTTTTGTTTGTTTCCGTAATATTCAAGGAAGTGCCAAATATTTTTGTTAAAAATTATATACCTTTTATTCTTACTTCCAATATTTTCGGACTATTATTTGTTGCTTATCTTTATTTTACAGGTCGAAATGATTACTACGGAAAAGAGGAGGACGAAAAGAACAAATTCAGTGAACTATTCTTATTTTTACGGGGATTGAAATTTCATCCAAGATTATTTGGTGTTGATATAAAACAACTTACAAATTGTCGGTTTGGGATGATTTCTTGGCAAATTATTATTTTGCTTTTTGCAATTTATTATTTTAGAAAAAATGGTTTTAATCTTGCCATATTGACGACAGTTCTTCTACAAAGTATTTACATTGGTAAATTTTTTTATTGGGAAACAGGATATTTTAATACATTGGATATAACTCTGGATAGAGCAGGGTATTACCTATGCTGGGGATGTCTAGTATTTATACCCACTATGTACACCTTTACCACATACTATTTGATAAATAATAAACCTGAAATTTCAGAATTGACCGCGTTAACACTATTTGCATTAGGACTTTATTTCACCTATAAAAATTATGAAGTGGATTATCAAAAAGAATTGTTTAAGAGAGACAAAGAAAATACACTGATTGATGGAGAGAAATGCAAATATTTACCGGTAACTTATGAAAAGGATGGCAAAACAGTGGATAGTAAATTATTATTGAGTGGACATTGGGGATTTTCAAGACATACCAACTACACCTATGAATTACTTACAGCATTGACATGGAGTGCGGTTGGATACAATCAAGGCATTTTACCGTTTGTCTATTTTATATACCTGACGATACTATTAAATCATCGCATTTTTAGAGATGAAAAAAAATGCAAGGACAAATATGGAAAAGACTGGGACAAATACTGTGAAAAAGTAAAATATAGACTAATTAAACATGTTTATTAAATGGTGTGGCAGTGTCAGATAGGTCTCCAACCAAAAAGGGTTGTTAAGGGTTTATCCCCTATGGGTTGTTAAGGGTTTACCCCTAAAGGGGGTGTGGGGTCTCCCCACCTTAAACAGTAGTAATAAATTTCCAGTTCAATTCTCTGCAAATTTTTTTCCAAATATCATCTTGTTCAATTCGCTTTTCTCTATCTTTCAACATTGGAAAGAAAGGCAAAAACTGGTGTTGTCCCAACATTTCGCATAATTTATAAATCGTATAGTAATAATTCAAAAAATTCACGCGATTATCAGGACACACGCGAGAATAGGGGCGCTGAATTTCCAAAAAGAGAGAACAAAGTTTATCCTCCAAATCGGGAGTCATAACCGGTGGTTTTATACCCAAACGGTCCTTGATGAATGGAATATGTTCGTAATATTTATTTAATCCCAACTTCTTCAAAATACTTTTGGTTTTTAGATTTGTCAATTCTTCAATAGGAATTCTCTCTTTTTGAACTTGCATTTTTATTCTATCAATTAAATCATCCGAAATTTGGGTTGTTTCTTTTGCCTGAAATTGTGCCAAAATCTCGCGGAAATGATTAATTCGCTTGTACGCATAAAAACACACTTCCTGAGGTGGTTCTTTGTACGATGGTTTCTCCTTTTGATATATATAAGGAGTGTTTCTATAACAACTATTGCATACCATAATCCCTTCATACTCTATAGGAATTAATTCCCCTTTTTCGCAGTGTTCACAAACTTCATTATCATAATAATAAGCATCAATATTCAAATAGTGTGGGTCGATACTTTTATAGTACGTGGTAACGGTCTCATTATGTTTCTGTAAAACCTCCCTATTCTTCTCTTTATTCACGCCAAAAAAATTATCCAACAATTTGGGTTTAGTATTATCCGACGAAATATCTTTTTTATTTTCAAAATAATCAAAAATATGTTTTGAATTTTGCAATAAGTATTTCTTTTTTTCATTTTTAAATTTCTCAATTCTGTTTTTTAGAATTTGATTTGATTCTCCTTTTTCTTCCAATTTCCTGCATTTTTCTTCCAATTCAGGAATAACTACTATTTCATTATGATAAAACTCTTCCATTTTTTGTTCATGGGTTTTGTCTAAAGTAATGATGGGTGCAGAATTAATTTTTTTATCCGGTTTCGGTTTAAACGCCATTTAGGAAATTATTTTTATACGATATATTGCTGATTTTTTCTTATACTATTTTTAGTAAAATGGATGTTCCGTCATTTGATTTGGAAAATGGAGAGAAAATAGACATTATTAAATTGCATAAAATGGCATTTATCTACAATGCCTTGGAAAATGATTGGAAAGTTAAAAAAAACGGAGAGTGTTATGTATTCACAAAAAATCACGGAGGTAAAAAGGAAGTATTTTTGGATTCATATTTGAAGAAATTTATCAAAATGAATCTGAACATAGATAACCTACAAGAATGAAGGAAAAAAAAGGAACTAAAAATCTTACAAAAATTTGTTAGATAAGTTTAATTAATTTAAAACTCGGAAAATTTTTTTCTTTAGGGATAGTATAATACAATGGGAGGAGGTTTAATGCAGCTTGTCGCCTATGGCGCCCAGGACGTTTACCTTACGGGAAACCCCCAGATCACTTTCTGGAAGGTTACCTACCGTCGCCACACTAACTTTGCTGTTGAATCAATTGAACAGACATTCAACGGACAGGCCGATTTCGGTCGCCGTGTCACATGCACCATTTCACGTAATGGTGATCTTGCCTACCGCACATATCTTCAGGTGACACTTCCTGAAATTAACCAGCAGATGGCTAACTCCAACGCCAAGCCTGGTGCCGATGACCAGGGTGTCTTTGCCCGCTGGCTCGATTTCCCAGGTGAGCAGCTCATCGCTCAGGTTGAAGTCGAAATTGGTGGTCAGCGTATTGACCGTCAATATGGTGACTGGATGCACATCTGGAACCAGCTTTGCCTCTCTGCTGAACAGGAGAAGGGTTACAGAGCCATGGTTGGTCAGACCACTCAGTTGACCTACATCACCGACCCTGCTTTCGCTAACGTCGATGGTCCTTGCTCATCTGATGCCCCACGCCAGGTGTGTGCTCCACGCAACGCCTTGCCTGAGACCACTCTTTACGTGCCATTCCAGTTCTGGTACTGCCGTAACCCTGGTCTTGCCCTTCCACTCATCGCCCTCCAGTACCACGAAGTCAAGATTAACCTCGATCTTCGCCCAATTGATGAGTGCCTCTGGGCTGTCTCATCGCTCAACTGCGATGGACAGGCTAATGGCCAGAAGGTGACTGCTGCCTACGCTCAGTCGCTCGTTGCTGCTTCGCTCTACGTCGACTACGTGTTCCTTGACACCGACGAGCGCCGCCGCATGGCCCAGAACCCACACGAGTACCTCATCGAACAGCTCCAGTTCACTGGTGATGAATCTGTCGGTTCGTCCTCGAACAAGATCAAGCTCAACTTCAACCACCCTTGCAAAGAGCTTGTCTGGGTTGTCCAGCCTGACGGCAACGTCGACTACTGCTCTTCGCTCGAGTGTGGTACCCCACTCTTCAAGCTCTTCGGTGCTCAGCCATTTAACTACACTGATGCCGTTGATGCTCTCCCCAACGCCGTCCACGCCTTCGGTACCGAAAACTCTGTTGCCGGTCCAATCGACCAAGCCACCGGTCAGGGTAACTCACAGGCTTTCATCACTGTTGATGGCATCTTTGAACAGGCCGGTGCTCAGGCAACTATTCAAGGAGATGGATGGAACGGCAACTACTCCCAACCACACCTTAACAGTAACCAGGTGGAGGGAGTAACTGTTTCTGATGCCGGAACTTTCGTTCTTGCCGAGACTGCTCTCGAACTCCACTGCTGGGGTATGAACCCTGTTGTGGTTGCTAAGCTTCAGCTTAACGGTCAGGACCGCTTCTCCGAGCGTGAAGGTTCATACTTCGACCTTGTCCAGCCATTCCAGCACCACACTCGCACCCCAGACACTGGTATCAACGTGTACTCGTTTGCCCTCAAGCCTGAGGAACATCAGCCATCTGGTTCTTGCAATTTCTCGCGCATCGACAACGCCACTCTCCAGCTCGTCCTCTCGAACGCCACTGTTGAGGGTACCAGCACTGCTAAGGTGCGCGTCTACGCCACTAACTACAACGTGCTCCGCGTGATGTCGGGTATGGGTGGTCTTGCCTACTCCAACTAAGCATAGACTTAGTTTTCAAAAGCATAGTTTTAGTTTAAAAAAAATATTAGCAATTCATTCTATTTAATAATAGTATGAATTATATGAAATCCAGATAATACTTCTAAATTATCAGTTTATAATATTCATTATCATTCATCACTTTTCACATTGTTTACAAGTAAGAATAATTATTTTTTCTCTCTATATATAAATGTTTGACCGATTAAGATATGGAAAACAAGGCGCACGTGATAGAAGAGCAAATCTTCAAAAGTTACAGA